AATATCATGCATGGTATCATGAGAAAAGTCATGATCATTGCCACACGTACAAGTTTGTATGAGATTATTATTCAAATCAACCATTAGAAGTATCGTCCATTTAATCTAGGAAACCATGCATCCCCAAAACCTTGGGGTGTTCGGGTTGCTTCATAGTCTAGTCTGATCTCACACCAGTATGATTTTCCCAGACCCAGTGCCAACGTCAATGCCATACTTTGATTACCAATAAATTGTTCAGCGCCTTGAATGATTCTGGCCAATTCCAACATATCAGAAACCGGGCGATATTCCACATTGCATTGATGTAATTCACAGAAATCTTGGTGTTCTTTGGGTGTTCCCACAAAGACAGCCATTGTTTCTAAATTATAATTGTCGATCCAATCAGTCCACTGTGGATTGACCATGGAAATATTATAATGCTCTCGTTTAATGTGTCTACCAGTGCGATTAATAACCACTGGTTTTCCGGGAATCACAATGGGATTATCCACGGTCAACCAAGGATCCAATAATAGAGCTTGACGATGCTCATGAATATCCAAACCACACACCAAGGCATAGCATTCGGTGGCGTTGCCCGCCCAATCTTCTACCTTGCCGTTTCGTCTAGCCCAAAATTTATGGTGATTTCTGAGATCATATGAAACTGGTTGATTCTCCCATATTTGGAGATTGTTTATATATGGCTGTTTTTCTAACAGTGGCCATATAAAATCCAAGTCTCGTTGGGTGTATCTACCAGCATGGCATCCTGCATCACCTCCGCCCCACATGGCTCTGGCAATATTGTCCATGCCATTGAGTTCCACATATAAGTCACCGCCTCCTAAAATTTTAATTACATTCAACGAGAGTACAGTATCCCCAAATGTACCTGCATGCAAAAAACTAAGATTAGACATATTATGCACCTCCCGTCAACCATAATTTGGGAGTATTATTCCATAATGCATCGATGTCCACAAATGGATCACGTCCATCTTCAACCATGATATGAAATGCCAGACCAGGAATGGGACTAAACATCATGACGTCTGGGCTATCCCAGACTTTGCACAATGTATGGGTTTCGTCTTTGATACATATCCACTGAGCTGCAGCTTGAAAATGCTCTCGATACTTGTCATAGATGGCGCGACTGGCCAGACAAGTATAGGTACTATGACGTACAGTGCGGTAATGGCGATATGGACCCAGCAATAGAATGCTGTCATAAATTTGGCGAGTATATCGCCAGATGTCATCATGTGGGTTAATAGCAATCATGTGCCCAGTATTGCCTTCTAGCTTGTCTACAGTATCAATCATATCCTGAATAGCTTCGGGCTGATGAAGATAATCATCTTCAATATGATACCATAGATCAGTGGCGTGCTTTTCCACTTGATCGTATACGCGGTAACAGGTGTGACTGGGCCCAGTGCCATCCTCTACCGGAATAAATTCATTGGGAAACTTGCAATTAGACAGAATTGTCTTGAAATCTTGAATGGCTTCTGGACTACTATGATCATCCAAAACCACCAATTTGACTTGATGATTGGTCACTTGGTTGATACTGTTGACCAAACTGCTCATGCAGTGATTGACCAGTTCATGTTTAGGAACTTTAATATATCGACCGCCATCCTCTTCGCCGTGTAACATATTGATTCTGGTACAGGTTCTTAAAACAATTAATAAATTTCTGGAGTTATTTGTTGAAGTCATAATTTCCTCTAATTATATGTATATTTAATCATATTTTGACGGTAAAGTCAAGTTATGTTTTTGTTGCGTTGCACATAAATAATAGATAATAAGGAGCATATATGTTGGCCGATTTGGTGGCATCTCTTTTTAGCTATGCTGTGCTCCTGAGTGGGTTATCCGGGGACGTACCTCCTTTCCTAGAATTCCAACCCAAAGAATTTTTCATAACCCATGCTTGTGGTGGATCTCCTAATTGTCATGCTGTGGGGTGGTATCCGGCCACCGGTGGTGATACTATATATCTGCTAAACACATTGGATTTGGAAAATCCAATTGTTGACAGTATCATTGTACACGAATCTGTGCATTATCTACAGTTCAAACACGGAAAATATGCCAATAAAAGCTGTGCTAACAGTTTGGAACTTGAATATCAAGCCTATGGCGTTCAAAAAGAATATCTACTCCGCGAAGGTAATGTGGCCAACGGCGTTGGGTTGACCGCGATCTCAATGCACTGCGAAGAATAATTCCAGCCCCTCTACCAACATTAAATAACTCTATACATAATTGACTACGCAAGCGTGATCGCGTATAATTTTTGTTTACGTCAAGGAGATGTTATGTTTAGGTTTCCCATAGAAGAAAAAGAAAAAATGTTTGAAAATCGATTTATGCAGGTAATCGTTGCCGCCATGCGGGCACGTGAACTACGTCGCGGTAATCCACCAAAAATAATTAGTCGAAACGGTGCAGCAGTGACAGCACTTAAAGAAATTGAATTGGGCCATATCGGCGTTGAATACTTAGATAAAGTTCGTTAATAGAGAGGAATATACCATGTCTGAAAATAAGAAAAATCGTAGAGTAGCAGATCCATTCAAAACCAAAACTGGCAAAACCAGAATGGGGCCATTGAATCGTGAACAACTGATGAAATTTATTGAATCAGCATCCAAGCCCAAACATCGTGCCATGGCACAACGGGTCTATGACCGGAAATATGGGCATCTAGTTGTAGAAACTCCGGTGGTAGAGTCAGTGGATACCCAAGAAGTAACTCCCGAAACATCTAATTAATATAATAAGGAAAACAAAATGGCATACGATATCAGAGCAGTAAAAATTGGCAAAGACATCAAACGTGCAACGTGCATGATCAAAGATAAACATGTGCGTGGAGAATTCTTGCGTAGCTATGTAAAAATCGCCGAAGATGAAGGCAGGATGCGCAGTAGTCGCAATCGTGGAGATCGTGACACCAAGAGCACCGATGATGGTAAATAATATAGAGGAGGACATACCTACTATGACCACACCAGCACCAAAGAAAAGTAAAAATCCATTTATTAACTTGGTTAATGAAGCAAACGCAGCAAAACATGTCCCAGTCACCGATGAAACCAAATTGGAGTTGACTGTGCCTAAAGCAGCAAAATTAAAGAATCAAGTACAAATTAACAAACCTACCAAACGCAGCGCAGGTCGGGGTCGTTAATAGACTTAAGTACTAGGTCAATGGTGATACACGTGGATATAAATAATATCCATGTGTATTGTACTAGGAAAATATTTTGAAGGTATAGGATGGGTCGGGGTCAAGAACCGTGATCGAAACTATGTACCTACCATTTCATTCAAAAACAAATCTCTCAAAGACGGGCTAGAGATTATGTATTACGAAGATCAAGACACCAAGTATTGTGAAGGTATTAATTCGCAAGGTGTTGCTATTATCGGTGCCAGCCTCATGGTCAAAGACGATGAAATGGAAATAAAAAGTAGAAAAAAGATTGGCACTGAAAATTCTGGCACCAAAATCAAACATGGGTTGGAACAAAGTACTGCAAAAGATGCTGTCAAAGCGTTGATTGATAAGAAATTAACAGGCAACACCTTGGTATTTGATCAAGAAAATATGTATATTTTGGAAGGAGCATGGCGTCCTAACGAATACAAAACCAAGGGATATTCATACAAAGTACAACACATTCCGCATGATCAGGTTATTGCACGAACCAATCATGGTGTGATACTTAAATGGACCGGGTATCAGCACACAGGTGAAAAAAAGCAAGATTTAAAAAGAATCAGCAGTGAAGCGCGTTTACTTGTTGCCAATTTTGTTGGACAACAATCCCAAGAACCTAATGAAATGCTTGATGGACTGACCATGAAATTCAGTGATAACCCACAACTCAATGGGCTTCGTACATCGACACAAGCATCCAAAATGCGCACAACAGCCCAGATCATGTTGATTCCCAGCGAAAAAACCTTGTATTTCAGACCAGTTCAAAGTAACATTAAATTTGATTTTTGGGAATTAAATCACCCAGAACAACAGACTTGGGTAGAAGTATTAAGCAATCGCCCAGCCTATCAACATTTGATTGACCATTCTGCCAAATAAAAATTATCAAAAACATTCAAAGACTTATCTCGTAACAACAAATAATCTGTAGTTCTTCCATTTCAAAAATTTTTAGACCATTATCTACAAGGATAATTAATGGTATGAAACCCACATTACATATCTTATCTAGCCCATACAGTACCGTAAATTTAAACAATAGAATGGATCCATTCTCCATCAGCACATTGAAGTTCATCGATTGGATGACTGACTTTGGCTGGAACTGTATTCATTATAGTGTCGCTGGCAGTCAAGTTAATTGCCAGCAAATCCAATGTTTGGATGTTATCGGCCCAGACAACAATGATAACATTATGAAATACAATACTCGCGCAGCTCACGCAATTGGATTAAACAAAAAGCCCGGTGATATTGCTCTATGTTTTTATGGCGTGGCCAACAAGGGCGCGGTTGATCCCCATCCCGATATCAGGGTTGTCGAACCAGGAATTGGATATGCAACTAGTGCGGTTTTTGCTCCCTATAGGGTATTTGTCTCCTATGCCCAACAACATATGTACTACGGTGAACAAAATAAATTAATGTCCCCAAGTTGGTTTGATGCCGTAATACCTAACGGGTTTACCCCCACTGAATTTGATTATAACCCAAACAAAGGTGATTACTTCCTGTGTTTTGGGCGTGTTATGGAAACCAAAGGCATACACTTGGCTATTCAAGCCACAGCCGCCACTGGTAAAAAATTGGTCATAGCTGGACCCGGATCTTTGAGTGATATGGGATATCCCAGTATACCAAGCCATGTTACCATGGTGGGTTTATGCGATGCAGAACAGCGTAGAGTATTGATGCGGGATGCCAACGCTATTATCGGGGCCACCTATTATATTGAGCCGTTTGGCAACATGGTAGTAGAGGGATATATGAGTGGCACGCCCGCTATCACCACTGATTGGGGAGCATTTGCTGAAACGGTGGTTCATGGTGTAACTGGATTTAGATGTAGGGAATTCAGGGAATTTGTACAAGCAATAAACAATATTGATCAGATTAATCCGCAAATATGCCGTGATTGGGCCATGGCCAACTATAGTGATCAAGTTGTCCATGAAAAATTTAATCAATATCTTGAAAAGATTAGTCAGTTGGATTTTTATAGACCATGAAAACCGCATTTATAGTCACTAGTAGTATTGAAGTCAACAATCAATATCCACTGAGTTACATTGGCACCAGAACTGCATTTACTGCTGATGAGAGACTACGGCAAACTGTCATGACTATTAATAGTCTGAATTTTTTGAGTAATTCAGACACGGTAATCTATTTGATAGACACCAGTGAAAATTACCAAGAGTATCTGGAATTTTTCAGGTACCAAGGGAATTTAAGATTTATCAGTGTCAAAGAAGAAATGCCAGAAATACACAATGAGGTTACCACACATCCCAATAAAAGTAGGTGTGAAACGTTAATTATTAGCAATTTTTTAAGGAAATATGCCAAAGAATTGGATCAATTTGACTATTTTGTTAAATTAACTGGCAGATATTCACTAGACACCACATTTGATCAAACTGTATTCAATCAAGACAATTTAGATAAGATGTTTTTTAAGACGACATGGAGCTGGGAATGGGTCGATGGTTGGGGAGATTCTTATCAGATGGTGGATCAACGTGCATATCAGGGTGATAATCGATTAAATCAATATTGCACGGGTGTGTTTGCATGGGGACGAGAAAAAACAGCATATATGCTAGAAATCTTTACTGTGGTGGCATCAATTTTAAATGTGCCAAGATTTATTCATTATGATATAGAAACTCTAATATATTACTTTACTGGATCAGCCAGACATGATATAATAGAAACAACATGGCTGGTATGTGGTTGGTACGGTGCCGACGGGAAATTTTTTAGGTATTGATAATATTATGAGTGTGACATTAATTATAGTTGATGATTTTTATTCTAATCCAGATGCTGTGCGAAATTTTGCACTATCTCAGGAATTTGGAGTGCGTGGTAACTACCCCGGATCAAGGACTCTGCCATTTTTGACTGATGATGTCAAGGAAGCAATACAAGATAAACTACAGTTTGCTGGTCCAGTCACTGACTGGTTAGAGCATAGTGGTTACACTGGCTGTTTTCAAATGACCACGGCCATTGATAGAACATGGATCCACAGTGACAGCTATAATACATGGGCTGGTGTATGTTATCTCACTCCAGATGCGCCCTATACTGGCGGCACTGGGTTGTTTCGCCACAAAGCCACCGGTGAACACCGACGTGTCACAGATGATCACGAAGGATATGATTATACCAAATGGGATTTATTTGATCGCATTGGTAACAAATACAACCGATTAATCTTGTACCGTGGTGATTTATTTCACGCTAGCTTGGACTATTTTGGGGATAATCCACAAAATGGTAGATTGTTCCAGACATTTTTCTTTAACACGGCCAGAATCTAGCGATGACGTACAAGGTTTGTCAAGTCATATTTTCTGCAAATAGAGTAGAATATTTGACCAGAACATTAGAATCCCAAAAGTTTTTGGATTTCTCTGGATGTTCTGTTGATAAAATCTTTATTGATGATTTGCCTCTTAACCGCAATGATCGGTTGATCACTGATTTGGTACGCGCCTATGATTACCAAGAACTGTATTTGCATCCTGTAAACCTTGGACTTAGTGTAACTTGGACTGAATTCTGGAATTTGATCAGGGGTCGTGATTATGATTATATCTGGCACCAAGAAGACGATGTGGAGATATTGGAGCCTGTAAAAATTGTTGATCTGATCGATCTACTGAAATCTAACCCATCTCTTGCGCAGATAGTACTCAAACGCCAAGCTTGGTATAGTAATGAGTTGCCAACACAGGCATTGGCCGATGATATCATTGTTGACATCGGTAGAATTGAAATTATGAATCAGCTGGTTTTTTCTCCCATGGCCAGTCTATATAGTATAGACCGAGTGCGGTTTGATTATAGTTCTTGGTATCGTGAGAATTATCCAGATACCAATTTACATTCTATTAATTTTAACGAAGGTATGATTGGTGTAGCACTTCATGGTGCTCAACAATTGATTCCAGCTCGTTTAAAAAATCCGGCTGGTCATAATCTTATAAATCACATTGGTGAATATTTTTCTGGTCGCCGTGTGCTGCCAGATGAACCGGGCTATCAGGCATTTGCTGGATATGATCCAGATAAAAAATATAATAGCCGTGATGGCAGCGAGTATCAATCATGATTGAATTTGATTGGTCTAAATTGACCCATGCAGAATTATATTCAATTATGTATGCCATTACGCCAAAAGTAGAAAATAGGCAGTTGCTTCCTGAACAATTCCACCGCATCGCCGCCGCCAATCTGAGAAAATACTTGCCCATAAAGGTGGTAATGCAATATAACAAAATAGTTCGACCAAGGCTGGTCTACATGGGCGGAGCATACTATCCCTCGTCTGATCAAGATGGTAAGAAATGTATAGAAATAAATTTCAATTACGATCTATCAAGGGCTCCGCTGAATCTTACTCGATTGAGAATGCACAGAATTTCTGTGTTATTTGCCGATACCATGTTACATGAAATCATACACATGAAGCAATATCGCTCAAGAGATCACGAAGCAAACTCAAGTTACCCCAGCCAAGTTCCCAATCAGAAAAAACGAAATGAACAATCTTATTTGGGAAATCCAGATGAAATTGAAGCATACTCATTTAACATTGCATGTGAATTGCTTAGAAAATATAAATTAGATCAGCAAAAAGCATTGGAACATCTTGACTTGGAATATCGTCCAGCCAAAGATAACTTTAGCAAATATTTGAGAATTTTTGATAAAGATTACTCCCATCCTGTGATAATCAAATTAAAAAAATTAGTAAGATATTATATACCTCGTGCTGCATCAGTTGGCAAGCCATATACCAGATCAAAATGGCTGAATAATTAAAAAATAGTTGCAATTTTTTAACAAATGCTGTAAAATATATCCATTCATCAAGGAAAATTATGAAAAACAACAAACTTAATATCCCAACCAAAAAACCATTGGCAGCTCAGGTAGAAGTAGCTACTGGATCTCCATTATCCCCACGGTTAAACGTTAACAAACCTGCCAGTTCACCACCTCCCACTGTAAATACTACTGGCAAACGTCCCAGTGTTATGATTGCTGTGCCTGCTATGGAAATGGTCAACGCTGAGTTTGCTCAACATTTGACCATGGCCGCTGCCAACATGGTAGCCAATGGCATCCGAATCAACTGTGCATTTAATATTGGCTCTGTGGTTACCATCGCCCGACGCAATCTAGTTGATATTTTCTTAAAAAGCGATTTTGATTATATCTGGTGGGTTGATTCGGATATGAAATTCCCAATTGATGCCCCCATGCGATTGTTGGCACGCAATAAAGATGTGGTAGGCGCAAACTATCGTCGTCGTCGGTTTCCTAATCCCAACTTTACTGGAATGATGGGCACTAGTGGATCATTTAGTGAGTTTCAAACCACTGACAATAGTCCAGACATGGAATTGATTGATGTCCTTCCCCATGGCATGGTATTAGTCAAACGTGAAGTTTATCTAAAAGTACCTCAGCCACATTATCTACAAGAATATATTCCAGAATATAATCTTGAGATTGGAGAAGATATTTACTTTTGCCAGCAAGCACAAAAAGCCGGATATCAACTCTGGGTTGATCAACAGCTTAGTCGTGAAGTAGCACATATTGGTATCTTCCATTTCACGTATAACTTATCAGTACCACAGTAATAATCAAGGATATAATAATGATTCCTACAAAAATTGATTTTGAATCCATTGAATTACGCCAAGTAAAAAATGGCGTAATTGTGGTATTACGTTCTGAAACTGATGAAGATTTAGAATACGTTTTTGACAATGCCCGTAAAGCCATGAAATTCATTCGTGAATTATTGGAAGGCAAACCACCGACTATTAAATCTTGATTAAACGAAAATATACAACTGGAGAAAATGCTTGGATCCACGGTATTTCCACGAACAACAATAAGTTGTACAAGGGAACCGTGGTAAAAGTACTGGACCTCAGTGATTGTGGATACACACATCCACATTATATCATTTCAATACCCAACCAAGTAGAAGCATTGCTTGAGATCCGCACTTGGGAAACCATGAGTCAGGATGAGCGTGGTCCCGTGGGCGGTCTACGTGAAGTATTGAACTCAGAAAACACTTGGCCAACCCATAAAAAAATGTGTCAGACGGGATACGCTTATGATCCAGAATACACCGAAGTTGCGCCTGTCGAAACTCCCAAACGCAAACCACGTGCCAAAAAGAAAAGAAACACACAGCCAACATAATTATGGTGTATTGAAGATGTTGGGGTTATATCCAAAAATTGTCCCAATTATTACCAGCACTGAATTAGGCGCTTTTCAACTTCATTTGTCTGAAGAATGGCCAGACATTGACAAGACTTGGGATGACGTTCGAGATGATGGATATGGTTCCGAAGATACTCTGTGGATCAAAGCAGATTGGTGCAATGAGAAATTAAAAAATTGTCCAGGTTGCACCAAAGTGGCATTTGATCGGTGGGATTTCCAAGATTTGTACCAATTAGAAAAATTCATAACCCTATACCAACTAACATGGCAGACCTAAAAAAAGTAATTGTACATACATTTACCATGGGGGATGTGGATGACCCCGATATCCATGCTGCTGAACCAATTTGGAAATGGCAGCAAACCGAAGTAGGAAAATTCGTGATGAAGCGTGCTGCAGAGACTCCGATTTGGCATCGTGACCTGGATAGATATAGTATGGGGTGGAGGTTTTCTATCGTGGCAAAATTTGACGAAAGAGCATTAGTGGAGTATTATTTGAGGGGAGGGGAAGATTATTCCTCAAAATATGACATAGGAGAATAGCATGATTACAGCACAAGAACCAGCAGAAGGAATAATGAAAACAGATGACTGGGGTGATTCAAAAGTTTACCGAGTTGCCTGTAATTGTGGCAGTGCAGAGCACATTCATGAGGTATGGGTAGAAGCTGATGATTGTGGCGTTAATGTGAAAATATATACCAAAGTTACAACAAAATTATGGAATACTTTTATCAAACCACGGTATAATATTGATAACCAATGGTTACAAGAATTAGACTGGTTTTGGAAAGGACTGGTCAATGGGCTTGTAAACAAAATGAAATTGACGTGGTCACTGTGGATCAAAGGGCATATCGAAGAAGAATCCGTTATTTGGTTGACTGAGCAGCAAGCATATAACTATTCTAATGTATTGATATGCGCTGTGGGCGATGTTCAAGAATTCAAAAAATCTTACAATCTAGAAAAAACCAAGGAGTAAATTATGTGCAATATTTTTAATGATCAGAAAAAGTTTATGCGTGCCTGTGACCAAACTGTGGGTGAAAATAACCCAGATCAGTTTAAGTTACATTTGAAATTAATCGAAGAAGAGTATAATGAGTTGCTGCTGGCAGTCAACCAACAAGATCATGTTGAGATCTTGGATGCTCTTGTGGATATCTTGGCAGTAACCGTGGGTGCGATTAATAGCATGGGCGCCGATGGTGAAGGTGCTTGGAAAGAAGTAGTACGTAGTAATTTCAGTAAAATTGACCATGAAACTGGAAAAGTACGCAAACGTGAAGATGGTAAAATTATGAAAACTATTTCTTATAGCCCACCTGAATTACAGCCATTTTTACATGGGAGTATGAAATGAGTGATGATTTGGAAAAAATAGCAGATCTGGTGTTCAAATCGTCTATTTGGAAACCTGCCGATGTTAGCCAAGAGCCAGAGACCAAACTGATTCAATGGCAAGTATATAAAGTTATGCTACCGGGTTTAGATGAGTTTACACTGCATTTCAATGGATACACTGCTGGTTATTATGGGGAAGGTCGTGTGTGTTCTCCAGTGATGGAATTTGATAAGAATACCATGCGTGGCGTCACTAGATCTGGTAGAGTATACGAATTAGTAGGTAGTCCGGGGCACAATAGTGATGCAGCATATGTTTGGAATAAATGGCTATCATTGAATGATGTTGAAAAGTATGAATGCGTTACTGATCAATTTTGGAGTGAGTAAAGATGGGTATGTTTGACGAGCTAACATATAAAGGTCATCAATACCAAACTAAAGATACGCCAGCTCAATTATTGGATCAATATGAGATTCGTGATGATGGCACTCTTTGGCACCAAGAATATGATGCTAGATGGGAAGAAAATTCTGAATCTCTATTCGGTGGATATATTAGGCACGATAATGAAAGATGGGTATTTTGTTATGACTTTGATGGTTTGATTGTGTTCTATCGAGAAGATAAAGAGAATGGTGGATACAAAGAAGATAACTGGATAGAACATAAAGCATTATTTAATAGTGGTAAAATGATCAAATTAGATGGGGAAAATCTGTGAATGCAGTACAAAGCTATATTGCATTAGATTTAGAATTAAATAATGCGCCCGATGGCAGCACTCCCAATCCTAAAATTATTCAGGTGGGGGTGGCTATTGGGTCATGGGATCATTTTGCTGATAATGCTATTATTACTAAAAAGTGGTACTTGAATCCAGAAGAACCTATCTATCCGTTTATCACACAGCTAACAGGAATTACTGATCAAGATGTACAAATTAAATCAGTCAGTCATGCTCAATTAGCGGAAGAATTGTATGCTTTGTGTCAAGAACATCGTGTTTATAAAAACTTTATAACGTGGGGACAAGGTGATTACGCTGAATTAAAGGCTGAATTTGATGCGAGAAATATTCCATTTAAATTTGGTGGGCATCGAATTATTGATGTTAAAACATTTTACACTTTGCACATGTTAGCCAAAAGTAAAATGCCAAATGGCGGATTATCATCTGGACTTGCCGAATTTAAAATGAAGTTTCAAGGTACGCCACATCGCGCAGATGATGATGCATTGAATACATTAAGATTATTCTTTACAATTGTAGATAAACAGACTAAACTATATTACTTGATTAACACTGCCAAGGAAATCTAAGTGAATCACTTAATTCAAGAACTTGTAGATCAATCAACAAATAATGTTAGATTGACCTTGCCGCAAAAAAATCAAGTGTTTCGACCAGGGATTTACGCTAATCATAAATTTGATCTAGAAAAATATACCGGGTTGGTGGTCAAAGAATGTTTCCAGATTATGCAAGCACTGGACATTGACCCAGAATTTAAGTTGCAAATGGGTAGAGCACTAATAGAACATTTTGGAATCAAGGAATAAGAGAATTATGCCATCTAGAGTACATTACTGGAGCTGCTCCACATTAGCAGATTGGATTCGTGGTAAACCCAAATTAGTTGTTGGAACAAGTGATGAATGGAATGACTGGAAAAATGCTGCACGAAAAGAACGTCCTATTCGATTTTGGATTGCAGAAGAAATGTTGGACAAAATTCAGAATTTTGTTTATTGGCCCATGGATCGATTAAATGATATCAGATACTATATTAACAATCGTTGGGTATCCCGTAGCCATGCTTGTACTGCCCATGCTAGGGATATTAAGCCTGGAACTTGGTGTGACGTGGGAAATCGCTTTCTTCCCTGTCTTTTTAACGAACTTGTGGATTTTGTCGAAGTAGAAACTGCTTGGCATCATGTTTGGTGTGACGATGAAGCACGTAAAAAATATCAGACCCCTTGGTGGCGGTCAGGCTGGTTGCGCTGGAGAACTTGGCGTTGCGCAGAGGCTGGATTGGCACACCTTGATTGGGCGTCTACGCTGACCAACGAAGAATGGTTAGATGACGATCAAAAGCATTTGGCAGAGCCAACCAGACAAGCATTGGCTGCTATTGAAATAAAAGAATTATATTTTTGGTGGACTAATGTTTATCGCAACCGCACAGATCCACATGAAGCAAGTGGCTGGAGTGAGTATTGTGAAGCTATGCGTGTAAAATATAACGTTAACTTCTTTGGTAGTCTTAATAGCAAAGACGAAGATGATCGTGCTTGGAGTGATCGTACTCATAAAAAGTTAAGAGAAATTGAAGAGGCATATGCGGCAGAAGAAGAAGCCATGATGATACGTTTGATTAAGATCAGAGATTCACTTTGGACCTAAGCATGGCTGATCTTTCCTCTAGCACAGCAAGTAATAGATTTGTTAATCCATTTGATGAAGAAAAGGAACCTGTTGAAAAAGTATGGTCCGATTATGACTTGGAGTATGATCTAAGAACCACTGATTGGATTTTAGAAAAGGTACGTGGGTCTGAAAGTTATGCACAAAATTTATATGCGGCAATGTGTAATAATCAATTTCAAAAGATTGAGGTTTTACCTATACTAAAAAATCAAGTCTGGCATTGCAGTTGGCGGCGTTCTGGTGGAATTATTGCTGACATGCGGCAACAGGGTGACTATCTTGATTGGTATTGCAGTGGAATGGGCGGACTGATCGAAGAACATGAAGAAATGCAGCACGATGGATTTGTACCTGAAGGAAAAATCACTCAAGAAGTTCTTGACGATTTAAAACAATTAAAATGGGCCGTAGTTACAAAAGAAAACGATGATGACTAAAACTCTTACCAGCTCTCAACAAATTCGTGAAAACGCCAAACGTGATCATAGCCCAAAATGGGACAATGCCACAACTTGGTCTGCAGATAAATTTACTGAGCATTTTCATAATGCCATGAATTATTACAATGTAGAGTCTAATCCACGTGATCTAAAAGTCAAAGTCATGGAATGGATGAAGCTTAATGGATTTGGCGACAATCAAATCTTAGATTTCAAAAATTCAAAAGATTGGCGCTGTAATGTAACTATGGGCGCTATGGCGTGCTGTATGTTAAAGGGCATGCCAGCAGTACACCCTGGATTTAACAATGGCAGAGATTCTGCAGAATGGTTGACTCTAAAAATTAATCAGGTAATATCACAGAGTAAACAGGATCTGCCAATCAAACCGACAAAAAAAGCGCAGCCAATTGAGATCACCGTACAGGATCGTATTCTTGAGCAGGCTGTGGATATGAGTCAAGAACTAGATTATGCTATTGATAAATTCATCGCTAATCCGGATAACTTTAATTCAAAATCATTTAAGCCACAAGATATGTTACGTGCTGCCAGTGTCAAAGCCGCGCAAGCCAGATATATTAAAACATTTTTTGAATCAGATCATGCGGAATTGTCGGAAGTTGTTAATGGAACGCAAGATGAGCAACTTACGGAATCGTATAATCATCTTTCGCAACGCCATATTCGAGAACTAATCAACTTTTATGAAAGCATCAACTCAGCTTGTGACCAAATCATTGCTGAAAATAGAGTAATAAAACAGCTGCGCATTAAAAAATTCAAACCAGCAGATGACTTGGTTAAAAAGTTGAAATTTAAAATCAGTGATGATAGTTTGGGTATTGCGTCTATTCCGCCAAATCAAATAATTGGTGCACAAGGGTTAATTGTATATAACACCGCTACCAGAAAGATTGGTTATTATATTTCCACAGACAGCAATGGACTCGGCGTCAAAGGGTCATCGTTGACAAATTACACTGAAAAAAGTATGCAACGTGCTTTAAGAAAACCTGTTGAACAATTGAAAGAATTCAAAGAGCAGAACACACCAAAGAAATTTGTATCATGGCTTGATAAAAATGTAAAAACCATGGAAACAGTATTGTCTGGTAGAATTAATGAAGACATTATTATATTACGGGCTTTTAAGTAATATCTATGATTGATGATCTTCCTCTAGGCTGCCATTTGGTTTTTAACAACGGTGACAGAAAAACGTTTTACTATCGAATTACCCCAGAATTTGCACCACTAATTGCTGCTGGTCTTTATGCTGAAGATACATTGTCTAATGCTATTATGGAAGCCACTGATTTAAGGCCAAACAAAACCCCACTAACTCCGGGTCAAATAGCTGCATGGGAGAATCTATCCAAGGAATTCGGGGATCAAATACATGCATTGGCGTGGCCTAGCGCCAGAGAAGCCAGTGACCAAGCTATTAAAGTATTGATTGCAGAAGCAGAAAAGCTCATGTATAATCCCACTATACGCAAAGCTTATGATAATTTTATGTTGACCGTGAAACTATCTTATCAAGAGGACAAAAATGATCACAATTAAAGATTTTATGGAAGTAGTTAATTACCGTATCACTGAAGGTAGTGAATTTATGTGGCAGTGTTTTGGTATCTATGCTTATCAATTAGACAGTTGGAATGGTGACAATGATACCGGGCACAGCGTCAGTATTGTGTTTGATACTCAAGACCAAACCGTATATCAAATGGAAACGTATGATTATAAGAATCAACGTGCTTATCGCTGGACTCATCCAGAATATGTTGAAAAACACTCAATCGAAGCCAAAAACCGCGGCGTAGACATCAATGAAGCACTAGAAGACATTAAATTCACGGATCTTGATGTAGAAGAGGATATGTTAGAAAAAACACGTGCCATTGTTGCTGGAGAAGATTATGACACTGATGTTATGATCAACATTGATATACCCGATGATGAATTATTGGCATTGATGAAGCGTGCTCACCAACTTGACATTACATTTAATCAATTAGTTAGTAATGCGTTGAATGAGTTTGTAAGAGATCGGATGGACACGGACTTGGAACAAGAAACACATTTACCAAGTTGGAACATAGAAGACCAAGAGGATTAATTTCTGATTATTTTCTAGGTTATCTAATGTTATAACAGGAAAAATACAGTTAAGCCATCTTAAAACCACATACCCCCCGCTGTTAAATATTTTGACAACCGGGGGAATTTTTTATGCAAAAATTTCTAGAATTATATCAACAGAGAATCAACACCATACAAGTACAAAAGCGATCATGGGTTATCGTGAGTTTAGTATTTTTAATATCTGTAATATCAATTATGGTGGAATGGGGTGATATATCAAAGATCAACAACCTATATCTATGGATTTTTGTATTCTCCTCATTGATTTCAACTTCTGTTATATGGTGGTTTTGGACTATGCATATCATGAATACATTTCTCAAACATAGAAAGCAAGAAATTGCGATATTGGAAGAAATAGTGGTTGATATTCGTGAGATGAAACGTGACATTGAACGATTGAAAAAACCTTGATTTTCGGTATTGTTGATGATATACTGTTAACAATACTGGAGATTACAAACTTGAAGAAAATATTAGTAACTGGCGCAGCTGGGTTCCTTGGATCACATCTCTGTGATAGACTGGTTGAGCAAGGACATCATGTATTGGGAGTTGACAACTACTTTACTGGGTCCAAAAAAAATATTGAACATCTTCTAGATTATAAAAATTTTGAAATTATTCGCCAAGACGTATGTTTTCCATTATACGTTGAGGTCGATGAAATTTACAATTTAGCATGTCCGGCAAGTCCATACTTTTACCAGTTGGATCCCATTCAAACAATGAAAACATCAGTGCTGGGTGCCTATAATATGCTTGGGTTGGCCAAACGCACTGGTGCTAAAATATTGCAAGCCAGCACCAGTGAAGTTTATGGTGATCCATCAGTACATCCCCAACCAGAAGAATATTGGGGCAATGTAAATCCAATTGGTATCCGTAGTTGCTATGATGAAGGCAAACGTGCAGCAGAAACATTGTTTATGGATTACCATCGTGAACACGGCGTCAATTCCAAGATTATACGTATTTTTAATACATATGGTCCCAGAATGGCCAAGGATGATGGAAGGGTGGTCAGCAATTTTATTGTGCAGGCTCTACAGGGCACCGACATTACCATTTACGGCACTGGACAACAAACTCGCAGTTTTTGTTATGTTGATGATTTAATTGAAGGCATGATCAAATATATGAACAATGACAGTGCGGGCACGGGGCCAATCAATCTTGGCAACCCTGGTGAATTTACCATGTTAGAGTTGGCACAACTGGTATTATCCATGACCGGCAGTTCCAGTAAAATAATTCAAACAGAATTGCCATTAGATGATCCAAAACAACGCCGCCCTGATATTAGTAAAGCCAAAGAGTTACTTGGATGGGAACCAACTATTTCATTAGAACGTGGTTTATCTAAAACCATTGGTTATTTTGGTGAGTTGCTTGACTCAGAACGCTGACAATGTTACAATAAGCTCATGGAATCAAAATTCATAAAAACTAATTGGTCTCAACCATATTCTTCAATGTGGCCATTAAACAATGAAGATCGGTTAATCAATGAAATCGAACAAAGGATTGATCAAGGCGATCTGACTTTGGCCATTAATATATTAGAGAAAATCAAAGATGACGCAAGAAAATAAAAGAACTTGGGAAATTACGGTAGAGCAAGATCCAGAAACAGGAGAATTGATTTTACCGTTGCCACCTGAACTAATTGAATTACAAGGATGGAAGGAAGGTGATGAATTAGACTGGATTGATTCTGGTGATGGCACATACACTCTTCAAAAAGTGTAAAGCTCATATATATTTTCTATATGATCAGTACTGAAGTATTACTACTACCTTGGCAGGGCATAAATGAGTATATATGCATACTAAGTAATAGTATAATAGTAAAATATATATAGAGGATAATATATTATGGATATTACACAAATTCTAGCGGGCCTGACTATGGACAATAGGGAAAAGCCAGTGATACTTTATTTTCGCGGAGATGTTATAACTAGCCCACCCGCCAGTATTATATCTTACATAGAGCAGCATGCCAATTGTTCTATTATTTTCTGTGATTCTTGGGATGAACTATCCAAAGGAATATCATTTGTTCCAGACCTAATTTCATTTCACTCCGATGTCATCAAACGAGAAAACGTAACTACTTACGAATTTGTTTCCATGGTCACTACCATGGCAAAATATATTTTACCAGAAGATAATAAGCCAAAGTTTGCTGCAGTTATTGAACCAAATTGCCGATATGAATTTATCAAAGAATTACAGAGCACAGGTATATCCGGAGTGATACCTTCTTCATCTGGCTTTGGTGTCAATCATACCATCGACGCTATTTCAGCTATTTTGAATTCGAACAAATATTGGCCAAAAGAAATTGTTAATAAACTACATGTCAAGAAAGCTCAAAAGAATGATGACAATTCACAAATAAAATTAACTGATCGTCAAGCACAAATTTTAGATTTAGTGTGTCATCGTGGTTTGAGTAACAAACATATTGCCAGAGCATTACAAATTTCAGAGAGCACAGTCAAAGTTCACATGAGCGCAATATTAAAAGAATATGGTGTAAAAAATCGCACTCAATTGGCATTGGCAGCAATGTCGTCCTTATCTGCATAGCAGTTTACCTAGATCAATCCCCGCGTAGTTTAATAAACCCCCTTAACAGGGGGTTTATCATTTCTAATACCGAAGTTTCTATAGCACGTTGGTATAACAAAACCATCCATTTTTCCCGGTAAGTACTTATACATATACTCAAATTAACATATTTGAGTTTTGAATTTCAATGTACTTTAATTAAAAACCAAGGTCATTGATACAGGTAACAATGCTGGTGCATTGTTAGGCCATGAATAGAAAATCTTTTTATGGTCACAGACTGAATTCAATATATTTGGATTCAGAATTTTAATCTAAGGAAAATAAAATGGCTGATTTTATGAATTTAACAACCGACCCTTTCTTTTCATTGAGTGGTCAAATCAATGACGTGAAAACTAAAGTTGCAGATAGTATTTTTGAAAACTATAAGTTACAAGTTGCACAAACCAATGATGTCAACAACCGTGCTATGCAAGTTGCTTTGCATGATTCTTCAGCATTGGCTGATCTAAAACAAGCTGTTGCCGATGGCACATTGCAGACCATGTTGGCTGCTTCTCGTACCGATTCCGCAATTGGTGCTACAGCAATGCAAACACAACGCGAGATCATGAATCAGGGCGAAATGACCCGTGGATTGATCAATGCATTGAACACACAAAACTTGAATACTGCGTTGATCAACACCAACACAGCATTGACAGGTCTTGGTGGTCAGTATGCTGGTCTTGGTTTGGCTTATGGCGGTGCAGTTGCAGCATATCAAAGTGCTAATACAGTAAGTGCAGTTAACGCACTAAACAGTGCTATTGCTAGCCAAGGTGTTATTAACACCGGAACAATGTCTGGAACAACTCAGACTGCAAATCCAACAACTATTCGCTAATAGTTGATGGTGTAGTGATACTGGGTCATGGAGACCCCCTGACCCAGTATTTTAATTTAGGAGAATAAAAATGGATGGTTCAACATCAACATATACTATCACAACCGACCCTTTCTTTTCATTGAGTAATGAGATCAATAATGTGAAAACTAAGGTTGCAGATAGTGTTTTTGAAAATTATAAGCTACAGGTTGCACAAGCCGCCGATATTAATAACCGCGCCATGCAAGTTGCTCTGCATGATGCTAGTGAATTGGCTGCACTAAAACAAGCTGCTAGTAATAGCACTTTGCAAACAATGCTGGCTTCTGCTCGTACTGATTCTGCAATTGGTGCAACTGCTATGCAAACACAGCGTGAAGTCATGCATCAGGGTGAAAAAGATCGTGGTTTGGCCAATTTCTTGAACACACAAAACTTGAATACTGCGTTGATCAATATCAACACAGCAATCACTGGCTTTGGTGGACAATACGCTGGTCTTGGTTTGGCTTATGGTGGTGCGGTTGCTGCAGTACAGAGTGCAGACTCAGTAAATGCATTAAATGCAGTAAACAGTGCTATATCTGGCCAAGGAATTGTAAACACTGGAGTAATGACTACAAGTACTCAGACATCTACACCAGTCAGCATTGGTTAACTTTTAAGGAAAACATTATGTTTAGATCCGGTATAGGTTTTGGAGGTGGGTTTTATCCTAGGGGATATCTTGGAGCAGGCATAGGCTACCCCTATTACGGTCTCTTGGCTTATCCATACTTCGGCGCAATCGGTTACCCATATTATGGTGGGTGTGGATATTGTGGCGGCGGTGGTTATTATTATTAATATCTAGAAACAATGAGCCAACTCAAAAGGTTGGCTCATCTGCATTTTACAGGAGAATATTATGTACTCAGGTTATTATTACCCATATTATAGAAGTTTTGGTTACGGTTATCCAGTGTTTGGTCAGCCATATGGTTATTTCCCATCCAATTATGGATACAGTAGCAACATAATCGGCAGTGCCATTGCCAATCAAGGCATTGTTAACACTGGAACCATGACGGGAACAACTCAAGTTGCCACCCCAACGGTAATTTGGTGATCAAAATGTACAAAAAAATAACACACAACATCGTAGAAGAACATCATGGAATCCATCCAATGCTGGCCAACAATTCTGTTGCGGGGGCATTTGTGCCCGGTCAGTTAGAACCACTGCCCAATGTTGTAATTAATGAACAAACTTTGACATTTCGTATGGATTCTAGAACATTATGGACCAGATATAGTTTGGGCATGATCAACTATTCCGTGAGTAGTTTCGGAAACCTAAGTAGCACCGATTCGGTAGAAAGAAATCTATATAAATCAGCAAGTAATATAGGAGATTACTTTATTCCATATTATGGAATAGCTGCCGGATCTAAAATTGGCGGATTACTCATCGCCATAGCCACCAATGGAACCAAAGTCGTAGAGGCTATTGGAGCTAACAGAGATATCGCAGTATTCCAAGACATTTGGATTAAACAAATTCATGAGTTATCGGTATATCTTAATGAACTTAATCCAGGGCAATATCCTGTTCCTCTATTGGAAGAAATGTTAATTAATCTTACCAAGTTTTGGACTGATGATTTTACTGCTAGATTTAACAAAGATTTTGCAGCAGATGCCATTGCGTTGGACAATATATTAAAAGTGGCAGTGAGTGGAATACCAGATCATGCCAACAAAGGATATCAAAGTTTAGCTGACATTCTCAGTAGAGGAATTATCGCGCAGTACCCATTATCTTTTGTGGAGTAATTCAATGAGTATAATCCGTGTTCAAGACAACAGTGATGATAACAAAGATTTAGAATATAAGAATCTAGAAGCACATGTAATTCTTTGTAAACAGCGGTATTCTGCGCTAGAGAGTAGGATAGAACGGATTGAAAAAAAGGTGGATGATATCATTGAACAAGCCAGAGTAAATCGTAGGTTATTGATCAAAGTATCAATTACTATTATGTCAGTGATTATCACCACCGCCGTATCTTTATTATTGAAATATAACGGGTGATATCATGAATGAATTTGAAAAAAATAAACAAAAAATAGAATTAATAAAAAAAGCCCGCCAACTGTTAAATCAAGAATATATTGAGCAACGTGCCAAGGACTATACGAACTGGGAAACGGCATGCAATATAGCATGGAAAACCAGTGGTACTAAATTACCGTTTCCATCAATACCACCAATGCCAACCGAAGAGGATGTGGTTGCTAGAGCTTTGGTTCTTTACAATGAAATGTACCCACCTGTTGTTTCGCCACCCGTTGAGGAACCCATGACTCAACCAACAGAACAGCCTGAGAAAACGTCGATGGCCGTTGATGCAAGTAGCACTGATGTTATATCCGACACTGCATCGGAAGAACCTAAAGAATCAATAATTCCAGAAGATTCACAACCAAAAGTATTAAATTCTGGACAACAAAATGTATTAATTTCTGAGATGCCGGTTGCAACCCATCAAGCGATATCGCCATGGTATACGTATCTGACGTCAGGCAATAAAACGAATAAAAAAGATAGTTCTTTAATCAAGGAATAATAAAATGTTTAATAATTTGGGATTTTTTTCTCCGCCACGTGCTGTTAGGTATAGATTGCGAGTTTCCCCTGTAACAACAATTGGGGGCATTGAAAATGAAGTATTTATGGTTGGATCCGGAGCCTCTGGATTCACCGGTAGCGCGGGACCGCAAGGCCCACAGGGATTTACTGGTAGTGCTGGTTCAGCCGGTGGATTTACCGGAAGCGTTGGTGCACAAGGCCCACATGGTTATTCAGGGTCGGCTGGGTTCACTGGATCTGCTGGATTTACGGGATCCATTGGTGCAACTGGTGCACAAGGACCACAAGGATATACTGGTTCGAATGGGTTCACTGGTAGTACTGGATCTACCGGTAGTGTAGGTGCGCAGGGACCACAGGGACCACAAGGTTATACTGGAAGTATTGGTTTTACCGGTAGTATTGGATTTACTGGATCTATTGGCGCAACTGGTGCACAGGGACCACAGGGACCACAGGGACCACAAGGTTATACTGGAAGTATTGGTTTTACCGGATCGGTTGGTGCTCAAGGTCCTCAGGGATCATTGGGATTTACTGGATCTGTTGGTGCACAGGGTCCACAAGGTGCCACTGGATTTACTGGTAGTACTGGATTTACCGGAAGTGTAGGTGTACAGGGACCACAAGGTTTTGCTGGATCAGTAGGCACACAAGGACCACAAGGTTATACTGGAAGTGTTGGATTTACTGGATCAGTAGGCGCAACTGGTGCACAGGGACCACAAGGTTATACTGGAAGTGTTGGCGATATTGGATTTACAGGATCAGTTGGATTTACCGGAAGTGCTGGTGGACTAATCGTGCCAGTGACCACTGTCACACAGATTGCACCATATGTTGCGACTACCAGCGATTATTTTATTGCAATGAACGTCCCCGCTGCTAGTGTAGTCAACCTTCCAGCTGTCCCCGTCGGTAAAGTCTATATAATAAAAGATGCTGCCGGAAAAGCCGGACCAGTTATTTCCGGTGGATTAAACAATACCATCACGGTTTCCGATGTTACCACTATTGATGGCGCAGCCAGCGCGCTAATCAATGTCAACTATGGAAGTTTGACATTGATATTCAATGGCACTGAATGGAATATTGTGTAATGTCTTATAAACTTCCAGTGACCAGCACAACAAGTAGCGGCGGCATGATTGTTGGCGGGGGATTAAACGTGTCTGACGGGGTTGTTAGTGTGCAGACAGGCGGATTGTTGGATCTGGGCTACTTTTACAGTACCGTAACACAAACTAATCCAGTGGCAAATGCTATCAATACGGTAACTTTCAGTAATACTGGAATTAGTCAAGGTATTACGCTGGTATCTGGGACACGACTCACCGTTAGCAAAACTGCAAATTACACCATAACCAGTATTATACAATACGATAAAACTGCTGGCGGCAGTGCCAGCATTGATATTTGGTTAAGAAAAAATGGTGTTGATGTGGCTAATAGTAACATCAATACTGCAATCACAGCCAATGGATCCGCCAATACTGCTGCATCTAATTATTCACCGGCCATGAATGCTGGGGATTATTTGGAATTAGTGTGGCAGGGAAGTAGTACTGGTGCGGAATTATTAGCGGTCCCCGCTCAAATAGGCCCGGTAAGACCGGCAAGTCCCAGCGTCAGATCTACAATAGTACAACTATAAAAAGGAGAAATAAAAATGGCATACTTAAGTTCACCAGCATCGACAAGTAGTTACGGATTAGTAACAATCGGATCAAATATTGTAGTTGATAATCTTGGGGTAATATCATTACCCCAAAGTGTTGCAACCACATCTAGTGTAAGTTTTAGTTCAGTTGGAATAACCAGTGGAGCTCCTTCCACATCATCTACTACTGGAGCACTGACAGTATCTGGTGGAGTTGGAATTAGTGGAAATATCTATGCTGCCAATGTATATGACAATGGCAATCGTGTAATCACCAGTGTGACAGCAGTTGCTGGCACTGGATTAAGTGGTGGAGGAACCATCACTGGATCAACTGGAACAGTTACATTTACTAATACTGGGGTATTGAGTATAACAGCCGGCACTGGAATAACATTAAACACCAGTACAGGGGTAATTACCATATCTGCAAATGGAACCAACACTGTTAACACCGTTTATGTCACCACCGGTTCTTACACTACGCTAACAACTGATGATTATATCGGGGTTAATTATGCCGGAAATTGCACAATTACGTTGACCACCGGCAGCAACGGAATATCCTATCAAATCAAAAAAGAACGCAGCGATAACGGAAATAAAATTGTTATTCAAGGATCTAGTGGACAAACCATAGATGGCAATCCGTCTTATTCAATGCAGCTAGGATACTCAAGTGTTAGTTTGGTATTCAGGGGAACCAACTGGAACATTGTCTGAAAGCAACAAAATTTATAATAGGAATCAACAATGGCATACATTAGACCACCAAACACCATAATAGCTGGATCGGGATTAATCCAAGATCCAGATCCCGCAACGAATATTCCATCTGGTGTTTTGCCAGTGGTATTCAATGTTACTACAGCGACTACATCTACATTAGGAGGAGTTATCGTTGGTGAAAATATTGATGTGACACCAGATGGGGTTATATCCGTGGCCGATCCAATTCCGGGGTATACTGGATCAGTTGGTGCACAGGGTCCACGAGGACCACAGGGGTTTACAGGTAGTATTGGACCACAAGGCCCACGTGGATATACTGGTTCAGCTGGCGGTTGTGGGGATGATTATACATTTGGATCATGGCAGCCAGCATTGGTTGCCAATGTAGCTGGCACTATTTCATTGAGTACTAGAAATGCCAATTATACCAAGATTGGTCAAATGGTGTTTTGTACATTTGATATAAAAATAAACTCAATCACCGGCGGTGCCAGTACTGCCACAATTATACTATCTGGTCTACCAGTGTCGGCAATATCAAGTACCGGCACAGTGGGAAGCGTTTTTATATCATTTAATTCTGGCCTAAACACCAATATCGTACAACTGTCTGGCACTGTAATTAATTCTTCTAAACAAGCCATTATATGGTACAGCAAGGCAGTCGGACAAAATTTAACTAGTTTGACACAAGATCAACTAGCAAATAACGCGATATTAACTGGAACTGTTAGTTATATCAGCGCAACATAATAATTATAAAGGAGAAACACCATGTATAAAAAAGTAACACATCATATAATCGAAGAACATTTTGATCATCCCATGGCAGCGCACGTCAAGGAAGTCGTAGATCATGGCCACCATACCACACCAATTCCATATGACCACAAATCAATGTTGATTCCAACATCCCCATCGTCTATTAAACTAACCAGCGATGCTATGCATTTGTTTGGTAATTATTATTGGAGATTGCGTAGCTATTTGATCAGTGCATTGGATTCTGGAGAAGATCGCGCTGCGATTGAAAACCATCTTATGACAGATATTACCAATCTGGGCAATGTTGTAAAAACATACTATGGAGATGCTGCAGCTACTTCTTTTGAAAAATATTTAAAAGCCTATACCATGGCAATCATAGACGTAATCAATGCCATCAAATCTGGTCAATCTGTGACTGATATAACACCAAAAGTATCCACTAGTGTCAATGATTTGGCTAACTTCTTAAATCAAGCTAACCCTGCTTACTGGCCAGCCAGCACTGTTTCTCATATTTTAAATCAAGAAGTTGATGCTTGGGTTGCACAAGCCAATGACAGAAAGAGAAAAGATTGGATTGCTGATTTTGCTGCACTAGAAAGAGGCAAAGGCATTTTGATAACGGGGCAACCTGATAAAACGCCAAGTTTTGCTACCACGTTTGCCAATGGCGTAATTCAACAGTTCCCAAGTAAATTCATCTCTTGACATGTTATGTTGGTTTCTGGTAAAAAAGAAATATATAAGGTTCGCGCCGATCATGATGATTGGCGCGATCTTGTCTATCGCCCAGCTAGAATACCACTTAGAGAAAAAGTAGATTTACGCAATTGGGCAAGTCCTGTTGAAAATCAATCACACCTTGGTAGTTGTACAGGCAACGCAATAGCTGGTGCATATGAGTTATTGCTCAACAAAGAAATTCCACAAAAATATGTGGAACTTAGTAGATTATTTGTTTATTATAATTCTAGATTGATTGAAGGCACCGTTGACACAGATACGGGAGCATATATCAGAGATGGCATAAAAGCTGTAAAGAAATATGGTATTTGCAGTGAAAAAGTATGGCCGTATAATATCAGTAATTTTGCCACAGTGCCACCCACTGCCAGTTATGATGATGCCAAAACCAGAAATATCAAAAATTATTATAGATTATTTGGGTTAGAAGATATTTTAGATGCATTGACCCAAGATATTCCAGTGGTGTTTAGCATGAAAGTCTATGAAGAATTTGATGATTTAACTGATAGTGATAACTATACCATACATTTACCAGATGAATTAGAATCTCCTATAGGTGGCCATGCAATGTGTTTGGTGGGCTATGACTTGGAATCGCAGAGACTTTTATCAAGAAATAGCTTTGGACCCAATTGGTGTCTGGGCGGTTATTGTTGGATTGATTTTAGTTACGCTGACAGCGAATTCATGGACATTTGGATTTTTGATGTTGATTTGATTGACACAGTTTGAAAATGTGGGTACTATGGTGTTTTACTTTGAGTATCATCACTAATCATGATCAAACGTATTGGTTTTGCCTGCAAGTTGATTGACAATTTGGATCAAGTCGACGGGATCAAACCCACCGATGATTGCAAACGGTACAACACCAGCACTACAACGGCTGCTTGGCTAAATAGACAGACCAAGGATGTGGCCGTTAACAAGCTGTGGGAATTAATGCAGCATAACATCGAATCTGCCAGACTTCTTGTAGAAAAGGTGGGTACGTTTGATGAAAATCTTAGGATGGTACGATTATCTAGCGATTTGCTGGCTATGTACACTGAGCCAAGCTGGCGTTGGTTTTATCAACAATCAGACGTCAGGGATTACTGTCAACGAGAATTTCTCCGAGTGGGAAATTCAGCTCGCCAGAATAATGTTAGGATCAGCTTCCATCCTGGGCAGTGGTGCGTTCTTGCTAGTTCTAATCCAGAAATAGTAACCCGCAGTCTTGAGGAGTTTGAGTATCATGTCGCAATGGCCAGTTGGATGGACTTTGGAAGACGCTTCCAAGACATCAAAATCAACATCCACTTATCGGGCAAGCAAGGAACTCAGGGATTCAGAGATTCCTACCAAAGACTCTCCCCAGAAGCTAGGAATTGTATTACAATCGAAAACGACGAAATAAGTTACGGACTTGAAGATTGCTTGTCGATCAGTGATATTGTGCCTATCGTACTAGACCTACATCATAACTGGGTCAAGGAAGGAACATATATCGACCCCAACAGTGACAGTATTAAAAGAGTAGTTGATAGTTGGCGCGGAGTACGTCCGACCATGCATTACAGTGTATCCAGAGAAGATTATCTGATTGATCACGATCCAACTATTATGCTAGACCATTCTAAATTGCTATCTCAGGGATTTAAAAAATCTAAACTAAGAGCCCACAGTGATGGTTATTGGAATATGGCCATCAATCAGTGGGCTCTTAATCATTTAGATTGGGCAGACATTATGTGCGAGTCAAAATCAAAGAATCTCGCCAGTGCTGCCCTATATCAGCAAGCCAAAGAATTAAACTTTCTTTGAACGTGGTTTTGTAACTTTTGCAGGCTGAACTTCAGCTGCTTTGGGCTTACGACCACGAGTAGTTGCTGGCTTTTTAACTTCAGTTGCTGCAGCTTTGGGTTTGCGTCCACGGGTCGTTGCTGGCTTTTTAACTTCAGCCGCCTTGACTGCGGTTGCTTCTCCCTTGATTGTACGTGGTTTGCGTGGTTTTTTAGCTGGTTTTTCAACAACGGTTTCGAATTTTGCTGCTTTTTTGTAAGAAAAAAGCGTGTTGATACAAACTACCAATCCAGCCAACACTACTGCGACACCACCGATATAATATTCCATGTATTGTTCCATAATTTCAATTCCTTTAAAAAAGTGTAATTATATTTATACTTTATTCAAGACCATGGCAAAATTCCGTACAAACATTTACTTCTAACTTAGGTGAAATAAATAATAATGTGCAAATCAGAACTACAGGTTTCCACATTATACAAGTTAGGGGTAATCAATGTCTGACCTAGAGAATTTTGTAGAAGAACTGGAAGAATCAGAAGATGATATTATTGGTCAAGACGATTTTATAATTGTAGTGGGACCTGATGGGGAACTAAAAAACATTATGTTTCCTGATACGTTGGACGGACCGCCACCAGAAGAAATACAGTTAATTCTGCATATGTACGGAATTGACGACATTGATGAGCTGGGCGGCCAGACCATCCACTAATTGGCAGAATTAGGTAAATACTAGTAGAAATTCCGGCACATACTGAATGGTCAGTTACCCGGAAAACATGCTAGTTAACAACTATTTTTATGCCATTAGACCAATTACAAATCCCAACCACATTTTCCACATCAACTACTGTACCATTTAATTCAATCAGTAACGATGTGGTTTTGAATGTCGCTGGGATATACACTAGCGTAGACGTAGTCACCTCGCCGATCAATGGATTGGCGGCGGCTAATGGCATTAATATCTCCTATAGACCAAATATTGACTACGCTGGTCCAGACAGTTTTACCTATAGCGCCACTGGTCCAGATGGTACTTCAAATATTTCCACGGTCACTGTTACCGTGCTGCAGGCACCGCCAATAGCCAGAAGCTTTATTAAATCAGTTGGATATGATTCTTCGAATAATATAATAGCGCCAATTATCACCAATCCTTATTCTAGCGTATCCCTTATAAGTACAGCAAAAGTGGGAACGGTTGCCATGACTGGCACCAATTTCATATATAGTCCACTTGTGGGCTACTACGGTACTGATACTTTTAGTTACTCTGCCGTTAATGCTGGTGGCGTGTCAAACACTGGCACTATTACCGTCAGAGTCAGTGACCCATTAATAATAATATCCCCATCAAATCAAGAATTGGGGTCAGCAAGTCTCAATGATCCATACGTTCCTGTAAATTTCTCTGCAACTGGTGGAGCTGGACCCTATAATTTTTCATTAACCGGCGGATCTCTGCCACACGGAATGACATTTACGTCCGGTGTATTGAGTGGAACACCAACTGTTGGCGGGACATATAATTTCGTCATCACTGCTCGTGACCATAGTACTCTAATTCCAGCAACGACTTCGACTGAATATTCTTTAGAAGTCAAGGGAGTTAGATGGATTACCAGTCCAGGATTTTTATCTACGCTAACAGAGTTGACAACTTCTTCTGTACATCTATCAGCAACAGGCACCAATATAACTTACAGTGTAATCAGCGGTCATCTGCCATCCGGATTAAGTTTAGATCCTGTTCACGGAATAATTTCTGGGAATCCAGATCCAGTAATCAATAAAACTAACAGCGAATTTGTCGTTAGAATTCAAGATTATCACAATCGACTCAGAGACAGAACTTTTTCAATTGATGTAGTTGGTGCGACACAACCTACGTGGGTTACTCCACCGGGATATCTTAATGTGGGCGTAAACGATGAATTTTATGCCATCAACAATCAGTATATCAATTTTCAGCTGGCGGCTCACCCCACTGCCGCTCCATCTGACGCAACAATAAAATATTATATAGCAGATGGTGATGGAAAATTGCCTCCGGGAATCACATTAAACCAACAAGGTTTATTATCAGGTTACTTACACGATAAATTAGTTCCTGATTCCGCAATTTCATCTGGTGGCGGTTATGACACCGAGTCATATGATGGCTACATATATGACCACGTTGTTGTTGCTGCAAATACTTCAACCTCTGTCATGGTTGGATACCCTAAGATTTATAATTTTAATGTAACCGCCACCGATGGCGTCGCTCAATCAATACAACCATTAACCATTGTAGTAACTAGCATGGATATCTTGCAGTATGCACCAAATCTCATGCCCGCTGACATCACATTGGCCACATATTCTACATATATTCAACCGCCACAGTGGGTATCTAGCACTGATTTGGGTATTATTCGTGCAGGACATGAACATGATATTTCAGTGCAAGCATATGATCCAATTCCAGAATTTGGTGTGTTGCGGTATCAATTAGCATCCAAAACCACGGGTGCTATTGGTGATTATGGACAGCTACCTAGGGGACTGTCTCTGGACTCTGTCACAGGGCATATACATGGATTCATTCCATATCAGCCATTTTATTCAGAATACTATTCATTCGATATAAGTGCCTCTAAATTTGACCCCACCACTGGCCAAGCAGTATTGGTGATGAATACTTTCAATTTAACAGTCAAAGGGCAGACTGAAAATGACATGGTTTGGATCACAGACAGTAATCTGGGAAATATCAATGCAGGATATATCAGTGAATTATCAGTTGTTGCCAAACATGTTACCGCTGACGCCAGAATAACTTACAAATTAGAGTCTGGCGCATTACCCCATGGGCTAACATTACAACAAGACGGCAGCATCAGTGGGCGTGCTGATTATACTTCTTCAACTGGAACTTACTCGTTTACTGTTTTGGCATCCGATATCTATGAACTAAACAGAATTTCAAAAACATTTAATATGTCTGTGTCATTTGTGGATAACTTACAATATGCTCAGATTTACGCAAGACCATTTTTATCACAAAATTCCAGAGATTATTATAATAATTTTATCAATAATGGCTCTGTTTTCGATCCAAATTTAATTTATAGATACTTTGATACAAATTTTGGAATTCAACAAAATATAAAATTAACTCTAGAGTTTGGTATAGAGTTTACTAATATCGACCAGTATGCCCCTGCCTTGCGAGAAAACTTTTATCGTAGAAGATTATATTTTGGGGACATCAAAACAGCTATAGCACAAGACAGCACCGGAACCACTCTATATGAAGTAATTTATGTAGATATCGTAGATGATATGACCAATTCTTCAGGAAAATCTGTGAGTTCAGTGATATATACCAACGATGGGGCTAACATCTATTATCCAAGCAGTATTGACAACATGAGAAATCGGTTGGCAAGTGTTGTTTTGTCAGACAATACACTGATCAAAGTGGATAAATATCAAAATCCGCTATTCATGCGAACTCCACAACCCGGTGATTACCATGCTCCTGAATTTATGACTGTTATGATTTTATGTTACGCACTACCCGGGCAGGGAGCAAAAATTGTCAATAAAATAAAGCAATCTGGGTTTGATTTTAAACTACTTGACTTTACCATAGATAGATTAATCGTACAGAATGGACAAGATGACTCCACTGCTAAATATCTAATAATAGAGAGATCTAGTTTGGGAGATTCAATACCAGAAGATAGTATTATCTACAGTGATAACGGTGGAATTTCGTTTGAACTATCGAATGGTGTCTCGTTGAGCCTTAAGTAACCAGGATTTGATTAATGACCACAATCAGTAACTTACCTTCTTTAAACAATCTGACTAGCGACACCGCTAGCAGTATTCTTATTCCTGCTGAGGATACGACCTCTAATCCGTCAGTTGCAAGAAAAATCACGGTTGCTCAAATAGCTAGTCTATCATCGGGATTTACTGGATCTGCCGGCGACCGTGGCGGTCTGGGTTTCTCTGGTTCCCGTGGCCCTGCCGGTTTCAATGGATCAATAGGCGGACTTGGTTACACTGGTAGTGCAGGTAAAGATGGTGCATCGATTACAGTAAAAGGGCAAGTAGCGTCTTTTGTCAATTTGCCAGCAAGTGGCAATAATTTTGGTGATGCCTATATCGCAGCAGATACTCTGTTTTTGTGGGTTTATACCAATTCTAGCGTTTCTGGAACATTTAACGGATTTATCAATGCGGGACCCATCGCACAAGGAAGTCCAGGACGTCCCGGTATAGACGGACCTCAAGGTTATACCGGATCAGTAGGCCCCAAAGGCGATACTGGGTCATCAGGAGAACAAGGATATACTGGATCAATTGGCGCACAGGGGCCACAAGGAGCATTGGGCTTTACAGGATCATCTGGTGCGGGATCATTGGGATTTACGGGTTCAATTGGTAAAATTGGATTTACTGGATCATTAGGTGGCACTGGATTTACTGGATCATTTGGATTTCAAGGATCACTAGGTTACACAGGATCAGTGGGTGATATTGGCTATACTGGATCCATCGGCGGCACTGGATTTACTGGATCAGGCGGTCTTGGATACACGGGTTCAGTTGGATTTGGATTCACTGGATCAATTGGCGGACTTGGTTACACAGGTTCAATTGGTCCATCTGGCCCAGCCGGCACCAGCGTGCGTGTTGTCGGAAGCGTGGCTGATAATGCTTCGTTATTGTCTTTTGCTGCAGGCGGACTAAATCTAGGCGACGGCGTTATACAAGAAGATACCGGACATCTACAAGTTTGGGATGGTAGTCAATTTGTTGATGTTGGCCAAATTAAAGGTGATATTGGATTTACCGGATCAATAGGTGGTACTGGTTATACTGGTTCCACCGGAGCAGCTGGAACTAGTATAAGCATTGTTGGTTCTGTTGCTGATTCACAGGGGTTGGCAGCATTTAACACAGCCATTTTGGTAGCTGGAAACGGAATTTTTCAGCAAGATACCGGGGATTTACATTTATGGAATGGAAGCTCGTTTGATAATGTAGGACGAGTACGAGGCGATTTAGGATATTCCGGATCAATCGGAGGTCTCGGATATTCTGGATCGGTTGGATCGCTGGGCTATACCGGATCTATTGGTGCCAGTTTAACTATCGTTGGCAGTGTTGCAGATAGTGCATCGTTATTATTTCTTAATACCAACATATTTTCTGCTGGCAATGCAGTCATACAACAAGACAATGGACATTTACAGGTTTGGAACGGCCGTAGTTTTACTGATGTTGGCCAAATTAAAGGAAATTTAGGTTATACCGGTTCACAAGGAGACCAAGGTATTACCGGATTTACCGGATCGTTTGGTGATCAAGGATTTACGGGTTCAGCCGGATCAAATGGTACAAGTGTACACATTATAGGCACAGTAATAGACAACGTTGATCTATTACTCATCAATACTAGTATACTATCAATTGGTGATAGTTTCATTCAGCAGGATACCGGACATTTACAAATATGGAACGGTAGTTCATTTAATAACGTTGGACAAATCAGAGGCGACATTGGTTATACTGGATCGTTTGGGGATCAAGGATATACTGGTTCACGCGGTGATACTGGATTTACCGGATCTTACGGCGACTTAGGTTATACTGGCTCATTTGGACTTCGTGGTTTTGCCGGATCTCAAGGAGATCAGGGATTCGCTGGATCCCGTGGTGATTTGGGCTATACAGGTTCATATGGGGATCAAGGATATACTGGATCAATTGGAAATCAGGGATACTTTGGATCTCGCGGTGATCAAGGTTACACTGGCTCTCAGGGAGATCAGGGATTTACGGGATCAGTTGGCGCTCAAGGTTTTACTGGATCTCAAGGAGATCAAGGTTATACCGGATCGTTTGGTGACCAAGGTTATGCCGGATCATTCGGAGAACAAGGATATACCGGATCTTTGGGGGGTCAAGGATTTACCGGATCTCATGGAGATTTAGGTTATACCGGTTCATTTGGTAGTCAAGGTTTTACTGGATCGTTTGGTAATCAAGGTTACACTGGATCAGCTGGAACCAGTTTAAGTATTGTTGGTACTGTTCCAAACACTGTAAGTTTATCACTATTTGACACATCTGGCTTGTCAATAGGCAATGGACTTATTCAGCAAGATACTGGTCATCTACAAGTATGGAACGGCGTTTCATTTGATGATTTTGGTCAAATTAAAGGTGATAACGGATATACCGGATCTGCTGGCCTTCAGGGATTTACTGGTTCAACCGGACCACGTGGACTAGCTGGTGTATTTGGTGAACAGGGATATACTGGTTCTTACGGTGACCAAGGATATACCGGATCTTTGGGAGGTCAAGGATTTACTGGTTCTCAAGGAGACCAAGGTTATACTGGATCATTTGGTGATCGGGGATATACTGGATCTATTGGTATCACTGGTTACGTTGGTTCTATAGGTCCTCAAGGTCCAGCTGGAGTTAACGGAACCAGTATACAGATAATTGGCAGGGTTCTCAACAGTGCAGGTTTGGCGTCTTACAATACGGTTGGGTTGCCAATCGGTGATGGATTGATTCAAGAAGATACTGGACACCTACATATATGGAATGGCACTTCATTTAATGATGTTGGTCAAATAAGAGGCGACCGTGGCTACGATGGGTCAATTGGTATCCAAGGTTATACTGGATCGTTTGGAGATCAAGGTTATACAGGTTCATTTGGTATTCAAGGATACACAGGATCCCAGGGGGTTCAAGGTTATACTGGATCCCAAGGAGATCAAGGTTATACCGGATCCCATGGAGACTTGGGTTATACCGGTTCATATGGAGACCAAGGTTATACCGGTTCATTTGGTAGTCAGGGTTATACTGGATCCCATGGAGACTTGGGTTATACCGGTTCATATGGAGACCAAGGTTATACCGGTTCATTTGGTGATCAAGGATATACTGGATCGTATGGAGACCAAGGTTATACCGGTTCCCATGGGGACTTGGGATATACAGGTTCTTTTGGTAATCAAGGATTTACCGGTTCATTTGGTGATCAAGGATATACCGGCTCACAGGGAGACCAAGGTTATACCGGATCCTTTGGAGATCAAGGTTATACTGGTTCACAGGGAGACCAAGGTTATACTGGTTCCCACGGAAATGTAGGATATACTGGATCATTTGGTATTCAAGGATTTACTGGTTCATTGGGTGCTCAAGGATTTACTGGTTCATTGGGTGCTCAAGGTTATACGGGATCCTTTGGAGATCAAGGATACACTGGATCTCTGGGAGACCAAGGTTATGCTGGATCAGTTGGACCCCAAGGCCCAACTGGCAGAGATGGAACCAGTGTACGTATAATTGGCACTATTCCGGATAATGCTGGATTATTATCTTATAACACTGCTGGATTACTAATTGGCGATGGTCTAATACAAGAAGATACTGGACACTTCCAAGTATGGAACGGAGGTTCATTTAATGACATTGGTCAAATAAAAGGGAATTTAGGATATACCGGATCTATAGGAATTCAAGGATATTCAGGATCAATTGGTGCTCAAGGTTATACTGGATCATTTGGTGAACAAGGATATACCGGATCTATAGGAATCCAAGGATATTCAGGATCGATTGGTGAACAAGGTTATACTGGATCAGTTGGTGAACAAGGTTATACTGGATCAGTTGGTATCCAAGGATTTACTGGTTCATTGGGTGATCAGGGTTACACCGGATCTCACGGAGATTTGGGTTATACTGGTTCCCATGGAGATTTTGGTTACACTGGTTCATATGGAGATCAAGGATACACTGGTTCATATGGAGATCAAGGATATACAGGATCGTTTGGTGAACAAGGATTTACTGGATCATTTGGAGATCAAGGATACACTGGATCATTTGGACTACAAGGATATACTGGTTCCCACGGCGATTTTGGTTATACTGGTTCATATGGAGATCAAGGTTATACTGGTTCATATGGAGATCAAGGTTATACTGGTTCCCATGGAGACTTGGGCTATACAGGATCATACGGTGACCAAGGTTATACCGGATCCCAAGGAGATCACGGTTATACCGGATCACATGGAGATTTTGGTTATACTGGTTCTCAAGGAGATCAAGGTTATACTGGTTCTCAAGGAATTCAAGGTTATACTGGATCAGTGGGATCTCAAGGCCCAGCTGGCGCAGATGGAACTAGTATACGTATAATTGGAACCGTCCAAGATGCAGTAGAATTATCATCATATATCACAACGAACTTATTAATTGGTGATAGTCTTATTCAAGAAGACACCGGTCATATGCAAGTATGGAATGGTGGATCTTTTAATAATATCGGTCAATTAAAAGGTGATCGCGGATATACCGGATCCATTGGAATTCAGGGATATGACGGTTCACTGGGAGACCAAGGTTATACTGGATCGTTTGGTGAACAAGGTTACACAGGATCTTTGGGGAACCAAGGTTATGCTGGTTCATTGGGTGCTCAAGGTTATACTGGTTCAGTTGGTGATCAAGGTTATACTGGTTCAGTTGGTGATCAAGGTTATACTGGTTCAGTTGGTGATCAAGGCTACACTGGGTCTCGTGGGGATTTTGGTTATACTGGCTCATATGGTGATCAAGGTTATACTGGTTCATTCGGTATCACAGGATATGATGGTTCACGGGGAGATCAAGGATTTACAGGTTCATATGGAGATCAAGGTTATACTGGATCCCATGGAGATTTTGGTTATACAGGATCATATGGAGATCAGGGTTATACAGGATCTCATGGTGATTTAGGATATACTGGATCATACGGGGATCAAGGTTATACAGGATCATATGGAGATCAAGGGTACACAGGATCTCATGGTGATTTAGGATATACTGGATCATTTGGTATTCAAGGCTTTACCGGATCACATGGAGATTTTGGTTATACTGGTTCCCATGGTGACTTGGGTTATACTGGTTCATATGGAGACCAAGGTTATACCGGTTCATTTGGTGATCAAGGTTATACTGGATCGGTGGGATCTCAAGGACCAGCGGGCGCAGATGGAACTAGCATACGCATAATTAGAACAGTCCAAGATGCAGTAGAATTATCATCTTATAATACAGCAGGATTATTGATCGGGGATAGCCTGATTCAAGAAGACACCGGCCATCTACTAGTATGGAATGGTGGATCTTTTAACAATATCGGTCAATTAAAAGGTGATCGCGGATATACCGGATCTATTGGAATCCAAGGATATTCTGGATCGATTGGGGATCAGGGATACACTGGTTCATTTGGTGTTCAGGGATTTACCGGATCTCAGGGTGACCATGGTTATACTGGATCATTGGGTATCCAAGGTTATACCGGATCATTTGGTGATCAGGGATATACTGGTTCAGTTGGTATTCAAGGATATGACGGATCTCTGGGAGATCAAGGTTATACCGGTTCGCATGGGGATTTTGGTTATACTGGTTCGTATGGAGATCAGGGTTATACCGGTTCATTTGGTATTACTGGATATGACGGTTCACAAGGAGATCAAGGTTATACTGGATCATTTGGTGCTCAAGGTTATACTGGTTCCCACGGTGATTTTGGTTATACCGGATCATTTGGTATTCAAGGTTATACCGGATCCCACGGTGATTTAGGATACACAGGTTCTCAGGGCGATCAAGGATATGATGGTTCTCAAGGAATCCAAGGATTTACTGGTTCTCATGGTGACTTGGGTTATACAGGATCATATGGGGACCAAGGTTATACAGGTTCTCAAGGAGCTCAAGGTTATACTGGTTCCCATGGAGACTTGGGTTATACCGGTTCATATGGAGATCAAGGTTATACAGGTTCTCAAGGAATCCAAGGTTATACTGGATCAGCAGGGTCTCAGGGACCAGCTGGTGCGGATGGAACCAGTATACGTATAATTGGCACTGTAGAGAATGCCGCAGAATTATCATCGTACAATACAACCACGCTATTAATTGGTGATAGTCTAATTCAAGAAGATACTGGCCATATGCAAGTATGGAACGGTGGCTCTTTTAATAATATTGGTCAATTAAAAGGTGATCGTGGATACACCGGATCTATTGGAATTCAGGGATACTCAGGATCCCATGGAGATTTAGGTTATACCGGTTCATTTGGATTAATTGGTTATTCTGGATCTGCTGGACTTCAAGGATTCACCGGTTCATTTGGTATCACCGGATATGCCGGCTCAGTTGGTGACCAAGGCTATACAGGATCATATGGAGACCAAGGTTATGCCGGATCTCGTGGAGATTTTGGTTTTACTGGTTCCTTGGGTGGTCAAGGATTTACCGGATCTCATGGTGACTTGGGTTATACCGGGTCATATGGAGATCAAGGATTTACTGGTTCCTTGGGTGGTCAAGGATTTACCGGATCTCATGGTGACTTGGGTTATGCCGGGTCATATGGAGATCAAGGATTTACTGGATCATTTGGTGGAACTGGATATACTGGATCTTTTGGCCTACAAGGATATACCGGATCACTGGGATTACAAGGATTTTCCGGTTCTGTTGGAAATCAAGGTTATAATGGATCAGTTGGTTATACCGGGTCAGCTGGAGCTGATGGCTATAATGTAAAAGTTATCGGAACCGTTCCAAATAATACTGGTTTGATCAGTTACAATACCACTAATTTATCAATTGGCGACGGTCTAATACAAGAAGACAATGGACATTTCCAAGTATGGAATGGCACATCTTTCAATGATGTGGGTCAAATAAAAGGTGACATTGGATATACTGGATCGATAGGGGTCTTGGGTTATTCTGGATCGATTGGTGGACTTGGATTTACTGGTTCGGTTGGTCCTATAGGATATACCGGATCTATTGGAGATCAAGGTTATACTGGATCACTTGGTGGTCTTGGATATACTGGATCGGCCGGAACTAGCGTAAACATTGTTGGCAGCGTGCCAAACGCCGCAAGTCTGTTAGCTTATGACACATCAGATTTCTTGAAAGGTAACAGTCTCATACAAGAAGACACCGGACATCTTCAATGGTGGAACGGACTTTCATTTACTGATGTTGGTCAGATAAAAGGTGATATTGGCTATACTGGATCTCTTGGTGGAACTGGATATACTGGATCATTTGGGTCTATTGGATATACCGGTTCACAAGGTTATACAGGGTCACTAGGGGATCAGGGATATACTGGTTCGTTTGGTAACCAAGGTTATTCTGGATCGTATGGAGATCAAGGCTACACTGGATCCGTTGGCGTTCAAGGTTATACTGGATCACTTGGTGGAACCGGGTATACTGGATCTCATGGTGACTTAGGTTATACCGGTTCATCTGGAGATAGAGGACCAGCTGGTGGATCCGGAACAAGTTTAAGCATTGTTGGGTCAGTAGCAGATGCTGCAGGATTGGCAGCTTACGATTCAACCACATTGGGGGTTGGTGATTGCCTGATTCAAGAAGATACCGGACATTTACAGTTTTGGAATGGCAGTGCATTTAATGACGTTGGCAAAATAAGAGGCGATTTAGGATATACCGGTTCATATGGGGATCAAGGTTATACTGGATCACTTGGTGGAACTGGATATACTGGATCATTCTCAGGAACAACATCATTACCGTTAATCACCACCAACACCACCACATCCACCTCGACTACAACTGGTGCACTCGTTGTGGCCGGAGGTGCTGCGATTGGTGGAGATATTTACATTGACGGAAGCGCATATGTCAACGGCATCATTGTAATTAACGGATCTTACTCATCCACTACTTCGACTCATTATACATTTGATCAGAGTCTAAACACCACTGATTTAGTTACATTTGCTGGACTTTCGGTGCATGGTAATATTACCGCAACTGGCGATATTACTGCACATTTCTCTGATCAACGTTTGAAAAATATACTGGGAACCATCGCCAATCCATTAGAAAAAATAATGGCAATAGACGGTATATATTACGAATCAAATCAGGTAGCTCGGTCCCTGGGCATTAATGATACTGAAAAAGTACGTGTTGGTGTAATAGCCCAACAAATTCAAAAAGTATTACCAGAGGTCGTTAAATCAGCACCAATTGATCGTGCCACGGATGAAAATGGTCAAGAATATTCAAAATCTGGAGAAAATTACCTCACAGTTCAATATGATTTATTGGTGCCTTTGTTAATCGAAGCTATCAAAGAACAGCAGGGAATGATTACCCAATTATCCGATGCTATAAATAGATTGACAAATAAAGAATAATAACCATGACTGTAACTTTTAATAATTTACCCACATTACTGAATCCAACTTCAGCAGAGACTTTATTCTTGGTTGCGGACAAGGGAACTCAACAAACATTAACAGTATCACAGGTTGCCCAACTCACTTCTGTAAAAGGAGATACTGGAGCACAGGGTCCACAAGGTTATTCCGGTTCATTTGGATTTACTGGTAGTGTTGGATATACTGGATCCATAGGCGCACAAGGACCACAAGGAGTTACTGGACCAATTGGGTTTACTGGAAGCCGCGGGTTCACTGGATCCATAGGCGCACAAGGGCCACAGGGTTATACTGGATCACTTGGCTTTACTGGAAGCCGCGGATTTACCGGATCAGCCGGTCTATCTGGATTTACTGGTTCGATTGGCACCACCGGAAACGTTGGGCCAACAGGACCAATTGGATTTGCAGGATCTTCTGGTGCCGCTGCTGCTCGTGGGTTTAATGGTTCCGCTGGTTACGCTGGAAGCTTGGGATTTACCGGAAGCGCGGGATTTTCTGGAAGCGCGGGATTTGCCGGTAGTGTAGGTGCGCAAGGACCTGTTGGAAATATTGGTTTTACTGGAAGTATTGGCGCGGCTAGTGCTATTGGATTTACCGGATCCATTGGATTTACCGGATCTAGAGGAGTTGGATTCGTTGGATCTATTGGGCAGAAAGGTGACATTGGGCCGCAAGGGCCACAGGGATTCAGTGGAAGTTTCGGATTCACTGGATCAATTGGTGCCCAAGGTCCACAGGGATTCTCCGGTTCAAAGGGATTTACTGGATCAATAGGTGCACAGGGACCACAGGGTATTAATGGGTTTAATGGAAGTATTGGGCCACAGGGACCGCAAGGACCTCAAGGGCCGCAAGGGTTTACTGGAAGTACTGGACCTGCCGGAACCTCAGTTAGAATTATTGGATCCACGAGTACCGCTTCAGTGCTAGCATTTTCTAACTTTGACCCATCTCCGGCATTGGGAGATGGCATACTTACTGCTGACACCGGGCATCTATGGGTTTTTTCAAATGCATCAGTGGGAGGAGTCAATGGATTTGTTGATGTAGGTAATATCGCTGGACCACAGGGAGCAAGAGGACCTCAGGGATTAATTGGACCACAAGGGCCACAAGGTATATTTGGATTTACTGGATCATTTGGACCGCAAGGACCACAGGGCGTGGTCGGTGCCACCGGAAGCGTTGGTCCACAGGGCCCAACTGGTCCATCAGCTGGTTCTGCTAATCAAGTTTTATATAAAAATTCATCTAATGTTATTAGTGGCACTAATAATTTCACCTTTGATGGCACGAATTTATCCGTGGCCGGAGATATCACTGCTTTTGCATCAGATGATAGACTAAAAAATAAATTAGGAATTATAGAAAATTCATTAGAAAAAGTTAACAAATTAACCGGATTTTATTACGAATTTAATGAAATTGCTCAAGGATTTGGACTTTCTTCTAAAAGAGAGGTTGGGGTCTCTGCGCAACAAGTACAGTCAGTATTGCCAGAAGTGGTGTCACCGGCCCCAGTTGATCCCCAATATTTAACGGTCAACTATGAAAAAATTATTCCATTATTAATAGAAGCAATCAAAGAATTGTCGGTTGAGTTAAGTTATATCAAGGATAAGATACAATAATATGTCATATACCATTTTAAACACTGATGGAAGTACACTGTTATTACTGGCAGATGGAACTGTGGACAGTGAAGCCACCAGCCTTGATTTAGTTGGACGCAACGTAACTCCATATGGGCAATATCTCAATAATAACCTAGTAAAGATGTTGGCCAATAGTGCCAGTACTGCTGGAAGTCCACCTAGGAGCCCATTGACTGGGCAAATTTGGTATGACACCACGTCTAAAAGATTAAAAGTTTACGACGGAACCTTTACCACAGTTAGTGGCGCAATCGTATCAGCAACTCAGCCAGATACGTTAATTGAAGGGGATTTGTGGTTTGATACCACCAATAAGCAAATAAATGTCTATGATGGAACCAACACACTTGTGATCGGTCCAGCAACTCCAAGCACACTTGGAGAAATTGGATGGGTATTGCCTACAAATCCCATTCATGATATCAATAATAATACTCAAAATGTTATTTTATTAAAAAGCTATGGTAAATTCATAGGAATTGCATCCTCGCAGGCATTTAATATGTCCAGTTCGGATAGTACTAATTATTTTAATACTTCTACTATGAAAGTGGTATCAGGGTTGACAGTCTTGGGAGATATTTCAAATACTGGACAAAATTCAAACAAGTACTTTTCGGTGTCCATTGACATGGATCGTATCAATCTCAATAGTGACCCAACATATAACAATGATGTAACTTCAAAAGATGGTTATGTGCAACAAAACTCTTACATCAGTACAATCCTTGGAGTTATGTTCCCATTAACCGCCAGCACATCAACATATGATGTTGGAGTTCCAATCGGATCTGAAGCCAGAGTTTTATGCACGTATACTCGTGCCATGGGCAGATCAAATTTAGGTACACAATTCCGCAGATTCAAAGCCACACAAATTACACCAACAATAGCAAATTGGACACCGTATGAAGTTTATTCATACCGCGCTGCTCCATATGGAACGTTTACTAATATGGTAAACGTAATTCCGTTGTCTAATTTAGCATAATGACGAGAGAAATAACCCATGACATACGAATTAAATAAAAGCGATGGAACATTACTCTTAGAGCTGGCAGATGGTGCCACTGACAAGTCATTTTCTAATATAACATTTATTGGAAAAAATGTAGTTAATTATGGTGCATCTCAAAACGAGAATTTTCTATACCTTCTAGAGAATTTTGCCAACACACAAGCCCCATCAAATCCATTGATTGGACAACTCTGGTTTGACGAAGGCACTAAACGCCTAAAAGTCAATGATGGTTCTCTATGGAACCAGATGCCCTCTATCGTTTATAGTAATACTGCAACCAATCAAATGCCAGGTGACCTTTGGTTTAATACGGACACTAGACAGCTTTCAATAAAAACAGTGTCTTCGTATACTTTGATCGGCCCAAACTCAGCTGCAACCACGGCACAACGACTACTCAAGCCAGCCCATATTAATGGAGTTTCTTTTGATGGCTCGGCTGATATTACATTATCAGCATCGGCGCCACATTTTCTAATCGCCGGAAATTCATTATCTGGACAGCCATTTAATGGATCTACCAATGTCACTTGGTCCGTATACTCTGAGTCAGAAAATGTACCAAACACCATTATATCCAGAGATGCAAATGGTGATTTTAGTGCTAGGAATATTAATGTAACTACCGTTAATGCGACTACTGTTAATGCAAACGCTTCTTCTGCTTCAAAATGGAATGCCCCTATAAATGTCTCCTTGGCCGGTGCAATATCTGGTACTGTTACAGTAGACGGAACAACCGATGTAACAATTCAAACTAGAAACACGGGCATCGTTATACCAAATAGTATTCCGCCGGGCGGAATAATTATGTGGTCTGGATCTGCTGATGTAGTACCATCTGGATGGGTATTATGCGATGGAACCAATGGGACCCCAGACTTACGTGATAGGTTTGTGATCGGTGCCGGAAATCGTTATCCAGTTCATACTATTGGCGGTAACAAAGACGCCATCGTACCAGCACATAGCCACAGTGCTAATAGTGTTGTCAACGACCCAGGTCATACTCATACATATCAAACTGCCACGGCAACAGCTCCCCAGTCTGGGCGTGATACGCAATGTTATTTTAGTTCACTTAACTCATTGGTTACGGGAAGATCAACGACGGGAATTACTGTCAATACCACGGTCAATAGTGCTGGGGTCAGTGTAAATGATGCCAATTTGCCACCATTTTTAGCATTGTGCTATATTATGAAACTATAAAAAGAAAATTATGCCATACATTTTAAAAAAAACCGATGGAAATACCTTAGTCACAGTAGATGATGCATCTATAGATTCCAGTACCAGCTTGTCATTTGTTGGCAAGAATTACTCTGGTTATGGGTTTGCAGTCAATGAAAACTTTTTAAAATTATTAGAAAATTCTTCATACACCAGTGCACCATCAAATCCAATTCAGGGACAACTGTGGTTCAACAATAACAAAGATACTCGCAGATTGCAAGTTTGTTACGATGGTTCATCCTTCAAGGGTATTGCTAACATACAAATAGGATCCACTCACCCATCATCCAATTCCGTCACCGAAGGCGACCTATGGTGGGACAGCGGCAATGGAATATTAAATGTTTTTAATTCTTCTCTGGCAGCAGTGCCTATTGGTCCACAAAATTCAGGAAGATCAAGCTGGGTATCTGTAGAAGAGCCTCTTCCTTTTTCTGACTTTACCAATCCTGTACTTGAAGCAAATATAGGCAATGATCCAATAGTTGCTATTTCTCTACAATCATTTACTCCACAAAATAAACCAAATTTTCCGTTTATACAGCAGGGAATAACCTTGGCTGGCTGTGATATTAATGGATCATCGGCCGATTCCGGATATTACTTTTGGGGTACAGCATCAGATGCTCTAACATCAGATACAGCATCCACAGTGTCGGTGGCCAGTACCACAACCGGAGTATATTCAGTAATTTTATCTGGTTCTGGATCAGGAAACAAAAAATTAAATTCTGATGGGTCCGGAAGCCCTCTGTCATACAATGTAGACACTGGTGTACTCAAAGCCATAGCGTCAGCAGCATTATATGCGGATCTGGCAGAAAGATATGCTGCTGACGCAGTGTATCCAGTTGGCACCGTGGTTGTTATCGGAGGGGAGCATGAGATAACCACAACAACTATTCATGCGGATACTGCCATAGCGGGTGTTATATCTAAAGATCCAGCATATCGAATGAACTCCGATGCGGGAACCGATGAAACTCATCCATATGTTGCACTACGCGGAAGAGTACCATGCCAAGTGGTTGGACCAATCAAAAAGGGAGATATGCTAGTTGCCAGTAATTCACCCGGATTTGCAACCTCATACCGAACTGGTGATGATCCCAACGCAGTATTTGCACGTGCACTTGAAAACTTTGATGGATTTTTGGGTATTATCGAAATTTTAGTTTAAACCGCCATTTTCATAATAATAGCGGGATGATGTTGATAATCAATTAACTTGGCACTGTCCATGGTAAAATCTGTGATGCTTTTAATTTCCGGATCTAACCATAATGTTGGTGCTGGATATGGCTTTTTAGTCAGCTGAATTTTCAAATGTTCGATTTGATCTTGGTAGATATGTGCATCACCAAAACTCATGATCAGATCACCCACCGTTAATTCACAAACCTGAGCGATCATGTGCGTCAATAATGCATATGATGCAATATTATATGGAACACCCAATCCTAAATCAGCGGATCGTTGATACATATGGCAACTTAATTTATTGTCAGTACTAACATAAAATTGACACATCATATGACATGGTGGCAATGCCATCAAATCAATCTCACCCGGGTTGTAGCTCATCAAAATGTGACGACGACTATATGGATCGGTTTTTATACCATCAATCAATTCTAATAACTGATCATGGTTTTGCAACACAACTTTATTGACACGAATAAGTGGTTTACGCCACCGACGCCATTGCACGCCGTAAATCCTGCCTAGATCACCTGGATGACGCTGTTGCCTGCGTTTGGTCCAATACTCTGCTTGAGAATTTTCTGTCCAAATAGTGGTCTTTTCACTATATCGATCACCGTGTAAAATTTCCCTCAACCGATATTCATCTCCACTGCCTTCTATCATCCAAAGAAGTTCACTTAGCATAGAACGCCATGCCAATTTTTTAGTGGTAACTGCTGGGAATCCCTGTGATAAATCAAACTTGAGTTGTGGGCCAAAAATACTCTTGGTTCCAACTCCAGTGCGATCTGGTCTATCTTGACCATTTTTCAAGACTTCACTTAGTAAGTCTAAGTACGCCTGTTCTGGATGATTATGATTATTTTTCAATTCGAATACTCTGTTATTGTATATGGCACCGGATCGGTATATCTATGATGTTCCTGCACTCTTTGGTAATTCTGCTGGACATAATCTAAATTAAAAAATCGATCACATTGATAATCTTGATCAATTTCCGTAATATAACATTTATCAGCCAACATTATGGTGCTATCATATAGCTGTTGTCCGCCAATAATATATATTTCAGATTCTGGGTACAACTTTTTGCATTCTTGAATTGCTTGAATAGGTGAAGTAAATGAATGGTCTGCATCGGACCAAGATTTTTTACTAACAACCACGTTGACTCTATCTGGAAGTTTACAGCAGGAAATACTCTCCCATGTAACTGAACCCATGATAATAACATTGTTTTTGGTCAAATTCCTAAACCATTTCATGTCATTGTCAAGATGAGGCCATGGTATAGACCCATTCCGGCCTATACCATGTCTCTTATCTACTGCAACTACTATACTGATCATTTTATACTGTTACTTTTTTAGCCTTACTTTTAGCAACAGGTGGATCAATTGCATCAGCTTGAGCCAACAATTCCTGAGCTTGCTTACGTAGTTCCTGTGCCTTTTCTTTTGGATCTTCGGCAATTTCTACATACTCAGCCACAGAAGACGCTTTGGGTTTGGTTTCTGATTTTGCAAGTTCATCATTAACCGCTAAATCTTCAACACTCACGCCTTTTTGTTCAGCAATAAGCTTGTTTAACTCATCCAACTGAATAGAAGTTTGAGTTGTAGGGGTCATGATAACCATGCTGGTCGAAACTTTCCTAAGGTGCCCATTGCTATGTAACCAAGACAGCATGTTACTGCCATCTGGAAACTTTCGCACAGCCAAGATGTCTGCCAATTCATTTGCCTGTTGTGCACTGGTATCTTGTACCAAATTCATTAAGCTGTCATGGTATGAATCCATAAGTACATTAGTTCCTACAACCAGTGCACTTTTGGCATCGCCAGGCAGAGTACGGTAAGCTACAACTACTTTAGCCCCGTTATTTTTCATCTTTCCTACGTGTTTCATTTGAACCTCCTATTATGCTGCTGGTGCATCCTGTGATGCATCACCGGCTTGTTCAGCAGGCGCAGCAGCTGGCGTTTCATCAGTTGACAAACTATTCAAAAATGCACTAACGCGATCAAACGTTGCGCCAACTGCACTCATTTCATTGGCTGGAAATGCGCCACGGCGTGTAGCCATGTCAACAATTGCCAATAGATTTTTAAGATCATTAATACCCAACTGTGGGGTTTGAGCTGCTGGAATTTCTCCACCAACATCAGGGGTCATTGTAGCTTGGGTAGTGTCTTGGGTTTGATTTTCCATTTGTATTTTCCTCTTTTTAAATTAAATGGGGACAGCCTAATGCTAGCATAGATAGCTCACTGGGATCTTCTATGCCAACTTCAATCACTTCAATCATTTTATTATCTTGATTGATAGTGAAATTCTTTTTTATTGCGTACCTACTATTTAGGTGGTAGTTAATCCAGTTATCCAAAAATTTAATATCTTTTACAAATATTTTAATTTTTATAACAGTAAAGTGTTGAGGTATAAAATTTAATTTTCGTAACTGTAACACTGACAACGGATTAACTTCACCACGATTCATACTCATATTATACACTAATTAATTATAATATGCAACTTGTCCAAATGGAGGAACTATAGAATCACTGCCATGTATAATAAACAATGTGTCACAGTAATCAGGGTTTCCAAAAGAATCCCCGGGCATTCCGTCCGTGAACATGACAAACTTTTTGGGTTGAATATCATTCTCTTCCATGAATTCCCAATTACACATGAATAATGTTCCACCACCGCCCTTGACCTCATAAGCTACTAGATCTGCGGAGTTGTCTTTGGTAAATTTCTCATATCCATAAACTTGAGTATCAAATGTCCACAAATCAATATTGAAATCAGTATATTCATCCATGATACCACTGACTTCACTCAAAAAATCTTTGGCCTGACGATCACTAATACTTCCACTCATATCAATGGCAATACTAATATCAATGGTTTCCTCATTGACCATTCCGGGTAATATTGCCCCACATTGTTGACTTTTACGATTGGGACGAGTGAAACTATAATTACTTTTAATAATACTCTGAATATTCATGCGCAACAATTGACGCCAATCCATTTTTGGATTAGTAAAAGCATTGATCATTCTGGCGATACCTGCTGGAACTTTGCCCGCTCCAGCACTCTGTGCAGCAGCAACGGTGGCTTCTTTTATTTCATCACGAATTTTCTTTCGTTCTTCAGCAGATATTTTTGGTCGACCAGTGCTATTGCCATCTGGGCCATCCTCACCGCCATCACCGTCACCATCCCCTTCACCATCCAAGTGCTCATCAAGAAGTTCACCCAGAGAGCTGATGTCAATTTTAATTGCTTGTTTTTCTAAATCTTCATAGATTTTTTCATAACTCCAACCGCGATATTTGTCATCTTGAAAAATATTAATCCATTTTGGCGCATTGCCGATTTTCTCATCCTTGAGAATTTGATTGACTGCAAAATCAGCAGCAATGTTGCTTAGTTGCGGATCACGCTTGTCTCTGCGACCCATGTGATCAAACACGTTGTGTAAAACTTCATGAGCAAACCCAAATATGACTTCACTAGGAGTCAATCTATCGACAAAATCATTATTATAATAGAAAGTACGACCATCAGTGGCCAAAGTGGGTAACCAATCAGTGGCATCAACCAGCTTCATACGGGTGGCCAAGTTTCCAAAAAATGGATGACGGATCAATAACGCAACCCGAGCTGTTATCAACTTTTCAATAATTGCATTTTTTTGTTCCGGCGTAAATGTTTTTGTTTGCAGTTTTTTGGTTTTTTCAGACTTCATCACCGCCATGGTCGATTCCTCACTAAGGGTATACCCATAATTATAGATACAAATCTATTGCTTGTCAATAAAATTAAACAAAACGAGAATACCCATAAAAATGAATATTCTCGTTTATCGTTACCATTCGATATTATCAAGCAGCAATACTAGACAACACATATCGACCATAATTCTTATGGAATCGATCAAAGTTCTTGAGTTTACTAGTGTCAAATGGCAATCCAAATGTAGTAAGCGCAACCCGTGAACCCATTACTACCAGCTCAACTGGAAAGTTGTCCATCATGAATCCAAAGAAATTGTCGCTCATTTCATCCCAATTCTTGGCATTCTTTTGATTTGCTGTCTGCAATTCATAACACATACTGGTAGTCAAAGAATACATAGCAGAAATCTCTTTGATATCAGATTTCTTGATCTTTCCCTGCAAGATATCATTGGGATTGGGCATCTGACTAGCAATTTTACGATGCGCCATGAATTTAATAGCCAATCCTTCCCCAATTGCACCAGCAACTAAGTCAGTCAGTGTGTTTTCTGATAGTTCATCATCTTCTAGCAATTGGCTTACAAAACTCCAGCTACGCGGTGTTGCAAAGCTACGGCTGATGGATTTGGGATCAAAATCGTAGAGATCTTGTTTGGCAAAGTTCAAATAACCTACCACCTGAGGATGTTGACGATTCCGTGTAGCCCACTCATTCCAATCTTCAAAATCGGTACGCAATTCCAGATGTAGGAAACGATTGGCCAATGGTGCTGGCATGCGGAATGTAACACCCTTGTCAGAGTCACGATTTCCAGCAGCAACAATACTAACACCATCTGGCAAGATATATGTTCCCACACGACGATTAAGAATCAATTGGTATGCGGCAGCTTGTGTGGCCGGTGCGGCACTATTCAACTCATCCAAAAATAGAATAGCGGTGGATTTTTTATCGGAAGGCAATTCTGCAGGAGGAGCCCATTCCATGGTATTCTGTTTTGAGTTATAATAAGGAATGCCTTTGATATCAGTTGGCTCCCATAGGCTTAGACGAACATCAATTACTTCACGATCTTGTTCAGCACCAATTTGCTTGACAATATCTGACTTTCCAATACCAGGTGGCCCCCACATAAACACTGGACGCTGGATCTTAATGCATTTGCGAATAGCACGTTTGGCTTCATTGGGGCTTACAGTGCGGTTACCGGAACTTTGTTCTGCCATGATTTCCTCATATATTCATTAAAAATGGTGATTGGTTTGAATACCAACATGAATATATTCTACCGCATAAATTTTATATACGTCAAGCGTTTTTTTCTTTTCTTTTCTTGGCGCGACCATATTTCAAGATATTTCCAGAAAATAATACCAATTGGATTGCCATGTGCTCACCAAACACTCGCAATTCTTTTTCTGAAAAGTAAAAGGGACAATCAATGAGCTGATCCATCCAGATAGTCATCTGACTTGGAGTTATTTTCATGCGGTCTTCGAATTTTATTTGATATTCTTTGATACCAGCTTGAACCAGTGCCTGATAACCGGCTTCTGTCAACCTAAGTCCGCCGTTGGTTTTTATACGGCGGCTGAACCACCATTCGGCCATGGCCTGCTCAAACTCTTTATGGGTATATTCTGGGTTTAATATTTCAAGAGTTTTTATGGTGATTCTAATCTTGGGAAGCATCCTCTACTTTGGTCCCTGTGGTCAGTTTATATACAGAAAAATCAGAAGTATTATAGGTTTTATTCAACTTTTCGGCCAAGTTAAACGCATGCCCGCTGTTACTAAATGAGCATTTGCGATACTTGGTGGCCATTCTGTTGGCCATTAATCCATTGGTTTTTAGATTAATGGGTTTGCCTTTATAAAAAACAGCCCAGATAGCGTCGGATTCCAATACTTGTTCAACATGATAATTTTTTTTGTTTGTTATTTCCAACAATACTGTGGGTTTAGGGCGTGACATTCTGTATATCTCCAAAAAGTATACAGATATTTATCACTTTAACTAAAATTTACCACCATCGACTTCCACTTCAACTGATCCAGATTGCGATGCATTGGCCAAAATCTGGTCCAATTCTCCGGTTATTCTGGTCATGACCACACTCAGACTATTTTGAAGGTCAGTGGCCTCTTTGATGGTCAATACCAGCTCCTTTTTGTTTGATTTGATGGCAACTCGTGCTTTATCTAGGAATTCTTCTATTGGTAAGGTGTTTAATGGTTTCATTCCGTGGTCTCCGTGACTGCGTTAAATGCAGAATTTGCCTCATCTTGAGTTTTAAATGGTCCTTGATAGGAATATCTGCGTAATGTAATCAATTTTGGGCAAAAACTCTTGATCCAATTATTTTTAAAATTAATAATATAATAACCAGCACAATAGCAGCTTTTACTTTTTGGGCTTTTTATATATACTGGAATTCGGTCTTTTATGCTGTACATGGGTTCATAAGGGCGAGAACTGCATGGATACCCATAGATTGAATCAATAGTAACCGCATTATGATATTTTTTATACTGCGTTGAATCAAATACCGTGATATTCAATTTGGTCTTGATTTCCGACAAACTGTGAAAATTGACAATTTTCCCACCACGATAGACTGCATATCCTCGTTTGGTTTTGGATATACTGCCGATTTTGGCATCGTTGGATTTGATCAGCCATTCTTTATTGGGTATCAAAACCTTGGTTGTATTAGTATCAGTCATAGATTATCCCCCTGTATTATATTTTGCATTCAATGGTTCCGCATAATTTTGCACCTGCTCACTGATTTTGACCAGATCATAGGTAGAACAAAACTTCAGAAGCCTTACTCCAACCTGAGAAACACTTTTATTTTTGTCGATCTCTGCAATAATAGTATCTCGCATTGCTTGTTTGATATTGTCTGGCTGCGCAGTCAAATCACATAATATTTGGTTACGTTTGTAGTCATCGTATACCAAATGTTCTACATTTTCATGGTCTACCCACTTCTGTAGCATGACATTATTCCAATTATACCCTCGGCTAATTCGATCAGCAAATGCTTCCCTGAGTCCAACTTTATTTTTAGTACCCTTTTCTCGAACGCCTGGATATGCACTAAAAATGTTATCAGAAACATCACCACGCATGCATTTTTCAAACAATAACCATTCTGGATCTGGGGCAGGCTTTTCTAAATTGGTCTTTTTATCAATAACTGGTTTACCTTCTTGGTCAAAATATCCAAGATGAGTGGTCATGATCTGAGTTACACCATTATATTGCTTGACGTTTTTAGAAATTAACTGAGCAAAATCACCATCCGTTGAGATAATGATATGTTGATCATGTGGATGATATTGAACCCAACCCGCAATCAAGTCATCTGCCTCTAATTGAGGATGCTGTAATACTGTGCAGTTGGTTTTTTCTGAAATAAACTTTGAAAAATCATCAAAAGTCTCATAAAAAACGGCCTCTTCTTGCTGTTCTCGTACACTTAATGCTGCTTTTGCTTCTTTTCTTTTTCGTTTATATGGAGGGTATATATCTTTGCGCCAACTACGCCCCTCAAGCGCAAAAACAACATGGGTACCACCGAACTCTCTCCATGATTTACGGATACCACTTAACACTGTGTGTAGACTCAGTCCAACTTTATCATTCAAATCACCCTGAGTAACCCAACGGGAACGCCAGAATAAATTGGATAAATCTACAATAATAAAAGTATGTGCCATATTAGCTTACTTCTGACCGGCCATCGCCCAGACTATTGACGTTGACATATCCGCTACCGCGACGATCCATGTTGACGCTTTCTTCTTCTCCAATATTTTTACATAATTGAATGAACCAAGCGTTGACAACTTCTTCATCGGTAGACCCGGTATATCCATTGGCCACCAACTGCATGATAAAATATTCGTTCCAATCAAGTTCAAAAAACCCATTACGAATATTTTCTTGATTAATGTGTGTGGTCAACACTGATACCCATGGCTCTTTGTTTTCTGTGGCAATTTCTTTTTCAGTCTTGGGTATGGCGGTGATCTCTTGTGATTTAGTCTTGCCAAACCAATTTTTTAATGTTTCAAACATGATTAATCCTTGT